TCTCCAGCTGGAAATCTAACTCTATTTATTTTTCTAGTAGTAGTAAAAATTTGAACTGACTCTGCTGTAAAAGTTATAGTATCTAAATCACCAGCGATAACATTGTAGCTTGGTACATTATAATAAACTTTAAATTGAGCTATCTGCAGCGGTCTATCATAACGACCATTATCTAAATAAGTTTTCTCAACCTCAACTTCGTAAAGCTCAGGGTGTTCTCTTATAGCGCTAGTTATGTTAAAGTCTGGTTCTACAGGGTAATAATAACCTGTAGCTGCTGTAAAAGTTTTTGTAAATAACAACACTCTAGAGCCTGTCTGTTTTGAACCAGTTACTGTTCTATGGTAATGATCACTAACAGTTGATCTTGAGGACACTGTTATACCTGAACCAGCAACTGTAGTTACAGTAGCTTGAGTATTACTTTTTATAGGTTCTTTATCTACTAAATATATAGCTCTTGTTATAACTTCACCTTTAACAGCCGCTCCTGTAATGTTTAAATTAACAACTGTGTCTGAATTAGGCATAGTATAACTATCGTTCAAATCGATATTAACACTAACAGTATTTTCAAAACTACCAGGAACACCAGTGTCAGCAAACGTAATTGTTGATATAGACGATGGTATAGACCCAGCCGTGAAATCACTTGCTTTTACAGAATAGTATTGATTAGGTGTTATAGTTAACGTTAGATCAGTAGCTGAGTTGTTATCAACAGCTTGACCACCTATTTTTACTAAAGTACTTGAGTTTAATGTACAATTTGTTAACGCCATTTATATTTTATTTATTATTAAAGACAACCTCCAGAGTTGTAGTTTTGAACAGCTGTAATAATACCATCAGAGTCAGTAGAAATCACTTTCCAGTTATTAGATATATTATTACTACTTGAATTATGGTTTAAAGCAAATAAACCTCTTGTGTTATTACTCTCGTTCCATATTATAGGATAACCATAATTTCCATACTGACTATCGCTAGTGTTTATATTTGTTACAAAATTTCTAGAAACACCCGGGTTGAACTTAGATGATCCATTTATATCACTGTAAAGTTGTGTTCCAACAACATAGGAATCGGTTGATTTTTTATAAAGCATTCCGCCTTGATAAACTATAGGTGGATATTCCGGTAAAGGATTACCTGAGTTCCAAAGCACACCAGCAGCGAACACGTACTTACAGTTAATATTACCAAGACTTTGACTGTCGTAGGTATATGTATACGTATTACCTGTATTATTAGGTGGACCAAGCTCTACACCTTCATTAAAGAAAACCCCATCATATCCTGTATCTTGCGTGATCGTTAAGTTATATTCTTGACGAGTATCACCTGTAACACTAGCTCTTCCTAAACCTTGCACTGATATCTCTGTTGTGTCTAGATTTGAAAGTGAAGTACCTTTACCTCGTATAAAGTTAAACCACTTGTTTTCTTTCTTAACAAAATCTCCAACCTCACCTTCTTGCATGTCAGTAAATATACTATAATTGTACCAACCATCTTTTGCAAAATTATTTACATAATTGCTGTCGTCTAAATTTAAACCAACCTTACTTTGTGTACCTTCGTAGTTGAGTGTTTTAAAGCTTTTAATTATTTCAGGAGCACCGTTAAGTAATAACCTAACAGAACAATCATAAGAAGTTCCGTAGAAAGTACCTCTACTATTATTACTGTGATGCAACCATATCTCACCATTGTAAAAAGTATAATACTCATTGTTCAAGCTAACTCCTGTTTCTGGTATAAATGACATTCTACTAGTCCAACCTTTTATTTTTTCACTAAATGATATAGTGTGGCTTTTTGGAAACTTACTCACTAATGTTAGGTTATACAGTTGCTTCTTATCATCGTAAGAACCAAAATGAGTGTGCGCTGCTTGTAGCTCATCTCTAAAATAATCCTCCATACCATGCATGGATATCGGTGTTATACCATCTGCAGAAAGTCTTATTACTGCACCTCTGTTTTTGTCAGTAAAATATGCTCTAAACTCTTTAGCGACAAAAGATTCTGGGTTTAAAGATATACCATACTCTCCAGCAAATGGATCAGATGTTCCTAAAACTTTATTGCTTGATACTAAGTTGGCACTACCATCAGCATTGTATAAAGCGTCCTTGTTGGAGTAAACTTTAAGTATTTTATCTTCACAACAAACTAAAAGATTGTTGTCTCTTGTGTGTAGTTTTTGAATAGTACCATAAGCTTGGTTAAGATCTTTTGTTATAGCTTCAGCCTGTATAAATTGATTGGTGTTGTTAACACCACTGGTTGAGTTATATATTCCAGAGAATATTAAACCACTACCTTTTGTTTCTCTTTCGTATGGTATAGCTAACACAGTAGAAGCTCTAGGTCCTTTGTCTATAGTCGGAGCATTAAAGTCATCTCTTATTCTATTTGACTCCACACCGTTACCAAAAGAGTAGCAGTTAAACCATTCCAATGTATGTGTGTCATTGTGTTGAGTAACAGGAATAGCATTACTTATTTCATAATAAATATCTAAACCAACATCCTCCTTAGGTTCTGTTTCCCATATAGCTGGATTACTAGTGGTAAAAGAGTCTTCTTCAAAATAAGGCTCTAAAAACTCCATAGTATCGCCTTGCAGGCTATTGTCATACACCCACTGCCCATCTTGTATAGGGTTGTAACCGCTAGGTCCACTACCTATGTTTGGTGTTACGGTTAATTCAAATCTTTTTCTTTTATTTGATCCATCACTAAACCTTGACTTCCATTTTCTAGGCTCGTATTGTCTTATTCTTTTTACCTCACGTATGTTTGTTATTTCATAAATAGTAACGTCTGGATCATTTCCAAACTTAAACAATGATCCTCGTTTATTTAAATACTCAACAAAATCTTTTTCCTCGTGGTGGCAATTTACACCAACATCAAAATTCTTTTTAGGATCAGCCCATACACCGGTGAAAGATATATCCATTCTATTTCCGCCATCAGGAATTCCATTACCACCACCTTCAGAGTTAGCATCACAACATGTTTCAGCTCCTATTTTATCAATAAACCATTTACCGCCTGATCTACCACCTATTGTAGCATCCATCCAAGTGTCTCTCCAGAAACTTCTCCCTCTTTTACCACCAGTGAGATATGGTATGTTTCTTGAAGATACTACAGTGTAATCTTGTACTAATCCAAAGCTTAATATATTCGACTCTAAAGCCGCGTCTCTATATATTTTAACAAAAAATCGACCTTCAAATTCAGGTTTGTTTTTTGTTGTTATTTCTGCAATCTCTAATGATAACTCTTTCTTTTTTGTAGTAGATGCAGTAGAGCCACCTGTAATAACGTCAACTTCTGCACCCATTTTTTCGTGAGTTATAACATATTTGTTACCAGATAAAGAAATACTATTTATTTCATACCATTTAGACACAGAACTTACACCTCTTAATCTTAGAACAAGGTTAGACATAGACGTTGTGTCGCTCAAAGTACTGTCATCAAAATCATCTTTGTCTATATGCGTAAAGTTGAAATCTGATTGAGGATATCCAGACACTTCAAATGTGTTTCCACTAGGGTTCTCAAGCTCACCAAAAGATACTTTTTTCTCTTTTAAAAATAACGGAGCTTCATTTTTTATCGCTATAACTTTATATCTAGCGTCTTCTTCTACAAAGACATCAGTGCTGTGTCTTTTTTTAAGTATTAAGAAAGTTTCATCATCAATCTTATTTCTTTCAGAAGAAGGGAAACTTAACCAAACATTACCATCTTCTGCTAGATAATATCTATCCATAGCTAGATTATAATACTCATTAGAAGTTTCTTTAACATAAAACTTAAATGTGTCAACAAAGTCGGGAGGTATACCACCTAGCGTGGCTTTTATTTGATTATATTCTGTTGAGGCTGATTTAGCTAATGTTTTTGTTGCGGTTTTATTTGTAAACACCGGTGTCTCTCTACCAAACTTATCCCTGTAAACCACACCTAATTGATATGTTCTTTGACTCTTTATAGATTTACCTGGTTCACCAGTGTCTAACGTTAAACCTGTATTAGGTACTATGTTAAAACCAGCTAGGCTAGGTGTAAAAGGGCCTTGGTTATTAACCATCGATAAGTTCTGAGTATAGTTACCGTATATAATTCTATTAGCTGTTATTTCTTGAGCTTTAGCATTTAATGGAACGTTATCCCAAGGTCTAAGAGATTGATTTGCTGGAACAGCTGCGTATATTAATTCTGATTCAATAACTAGTTGATCAGATGTCCACTCTGGATCTGATAAGTTTTTCTTGCCTTTCTTTTTTAAAGTTTGAACCGTGTATACGTTATTGTTTGTAGACTCTTTATATAGTATATCTATCTCAATCACACCATCTGGTGTTCGTTGGTTAGCTGTGGCCCAGTCTTTATTAAACTCTTTTATTATTAAAGCTCTTAATTGGTTTTTCATACCTAAATTATAACCTTGATTTGGATTGTAATCAAAACTATCAGGTAAAAAAGCTATTTCAGACCAAGGTGAAAACGCTGAGTACTCACCATCTTCATACTTATATCTGTAACCAAATCTTGGAAACTTAAATTCAAACAAAGGTTTTTCTTGTTCTAGTTTTGCCAACCACTGTCGGTCATCAACACCAACTTCATCTGTTATAGACAATAGAGTTGTTTGAAATAAATCACCACCATTGTACTGGACTATTTCCAACCTAACGGTATGGTCTGGTCTACCATCGTTATTGTCATCTGCAGATTCTAGTATTAAAACATCACCAGGTGTAAAGTCTGGATCAGAATCTTCAAATTCAATTGTGACTGCAGTACCTGGAGGGAACTGTTCACCAGCATTAGAACCTGAGCTATAAATAAAAGATCTGTCTATTATACCTTCAACAACTATGTCACCACCATTTAAGTTTTGCCTCTTAGTATTAGACATGTCTAATATAGGTGCGTATTTTGGGTTTTGTTTTATGACGGTTATATCTCGTTCTCTTATATACAACCTAGGGCTATTTAATATTGTAGTAGCCACTGAACCTTGAACATAATGTTTACTGTGTTGTAATATGTCAGGAGTACCTAAAGCAGCTCTTTTTATATTTATTTTCTTAGGTTCGTTTGTTCCATCTGTCCAAAATAGTAATCCGTCTATAATATTAACGGCTGTTATTGGTTGACCAGTAAACTTTAAAACTCTTTCAGCTTTAAATGTAACGTTAGTGCCACTTGGTGGGTTTATAGTTGGTGCAGCCGATGTTGTTATAACATTACCAGATATGTTGGTAACCGTAACGTTGTCAGGGTAATAAGCTACGCCAGCTCCAGTATAGGCTTGAACAGTCATACCTATTCTAACTGTACCAGGTGAAACTACGTTTAAAGCAGTTGTGCTTATTTGACTTGAAGTAACTCTTCTACATTGATAATTATCAACAAGTATTGGTTTAACAGTGTTAGAACCAGGTATGTATTGAACAATATAATCTCTACCTTCGCCACTTATAACACCACCTTCAATAAACCATATAATAAAATCACCTTTACCGTGAGCTATTGATCCAACACATTTTTGACCAAATTGACTGATAAAAGATTTTTGTGTATTACCTAGAACATTTTGAATAGTACCAACATGAGCTCCGTCAGAAGAAGCAACTTCTACGTTTAAAGCATCTCTGTACTCACCATCTGGAACTAATCTCTCGTCCAGGTCTTTATTCATCTTACCCGCACGAAAGTGATGTTTTAACTCTGGCATATATATTATTTTATTTGTTTAGACTTGTTTCTTAATACTTGACGTATTTCTTCTGACTTAAAGTTTGAAAGTCTTAATTTAGCTTGTCTCATAGCCGCAAACCTTTCTTTCTTAAATCTTGCTACTATATACTCTGGTATATTGATTCTTGTTGCTAATATAGCGTGAGCTATATATTTATACATAGCTTCTTCAGCTAGCTTATGTATTATCATTTCATCTTCCGTACCTAAACCGTCACTAATATATCTAAGTGTAATTGTTCTACCTGACACGTCAGAACTAAAATGTATATAACCTCTAGAGTTGTCTATGAAATATACTCCGTTTACATGAGCGTTCTCTGGGTTTAAACCATATCTTCTACCCTCAACATAAGCTTGATCTATATCAGTGTCATCTGATGAACCTATAGTTGAGCTACTTGATAGTTGTGTACTAAAAGATGTCCATGTGTCTGAATCACTTGCTGTTGTTAAGTTACCGTTTTCATCAAACATATAACTATAATCATTAGCTTGATTCACAGCTGTAGGGTTACCTGTTTTTCTAGCAGGATATATAACTCTATCTATACCACTATCATCTCTCCACGATAACTTAACATAGTTAACATAGTCGTGTGGTAAAGCCATTTTTAAACTAGGTCCTAGTTCAATTTCTTGACTCTTTTCAGATCTTAATATATCATAACTCATTTCTTGTAAACCTCTTTGAGCATGAAAAGCAACATCGGATCTTCTTACTTTAGGTATTATTTTATCTTCACCAACATAGCTTATATTAAAATTATTTATAAGCTGTTGCATTGTTATATATTGATAGTTACCTAGATTAGGATTTATAATTGTTACAACAATAACATCATTAGCGGTAGCTCCGGAACCTAGAGTAACTGTGTTTGTTGTGTTATTAAAAGTAAAGGATGTTGTAGATGTACCATTTATAGTTACATTAAACTCTCCAGCAGACTCAGGCATTGTTGCTAGGCTGTTAAGTAATGTTTGGTTATCTGGAAAAGTTAAAACAAAAGCTGTTTGCCCAGCCGAAGCTATAAAACTTTCTGAACCGTAATATTGTTGTTGTGTTCCTTCAAATAGTGGCATATCTTATTGTTTTTCTTGTTGCGTGTTAATTTGATTTTCTTGTGAAGCCATTTGATATAAGCTAGGGTCCTTTATTAGTATTCCAGCTAATTGCAATATCTTAACAACTAATTCAGTTTCTTCTGATGCGTGAAGCTGAAAATGCTGAGTCGTATTAGCGTTGTATAACGCTTGCTCGTCTATAAGAGTATAGCCCCAACCAACTGTCTCGGGGAAATCTATATAGTTACAATACACGTTACTTGATATAGTTGTTGGATAAACTTGGATAGCTCTTGCTTCAAACATACCTTCTAGGTCATTACTTGATTGAGCTGTACTACCTGCTCTTGGAACAAAGTTAGAAGCCCTAACATATACTGGTCTTGCTAAGTTTGGAGCTGTTAGTGGTGAGTTTTGTATGTGGTGAATATCGTTTTGATTTATTTTTTCCATCTCAACGTAACCACCTTTATGCTTATAATATAATTCGCCCATTCTATAATGGTTTGGTAAAGTACCTTGACCAGGTTGTGATACGTGTGTTGACATAACAACATCTACCCTGTACTTTTCGAATATATCTATCTTTTCTTTTAACAAGTCAACTTGATCAGCATAGGTACTATCATTACCTGGTATTCTCATAAAAGCATTTAAGTCATAAAAATACTGCTCGAATATGTCTTGCTGAGCTTGATTTGCTAACAAGTTAAATTCAAGCGGTGTTATATAACCTCTTTGTTCTTTATTAGCTATAACTAATACTTTTTGATATACATTATCTATATTGACTGCCATAATTGTTTTTTATTTTTTATAAGGAAACGCTTTGTTTAAAGCTTCTTTTCTTTTTCCACAACCACAATCTTTACCGGTTGCTTCGCTAATTGTGTCTACGACTTTTTTTATACCAGTTGCTTTTGTAATTTTAGCAACAGTATCACCAAGTCCTTTTGATTTATTGTTTTCCATATAATATAATTTGTAGTTTGCAATCGCCCCGTAGAGCGACTGCTACTACAAAGTGATTTATTTTAGTTTCTTTTCAATTGCTTTAAGAACTTCTAGTCCCTCATCAGTTTTCAACCAATGAGCTAAAGCATTGTAAGGATGTTCTTCAAATGGAACTGTACAAAGTTTCTTTTTGCTTGAAGTCCAAGTAAAATGTCTTTGGTCTGAAGATAAAGTTATTAAATTAGCTTCAACAGCTTTAACACCTATATTTCTTAATTGAACATCATCATCAGAAGCTAACTGTATAAACGCTTGAGGTTGTTTCTTAGCATACAACAGTACGTCTCTTTTTATCTCCTTAGAAGACATATTAGACACTGAACTACCTTGTTCAACTCTCAATATAGCTTCAGCTTCATCAACACTTAGAGACATTGCTAGTTTAACGGCTTCGAATTCTAATTCAATCCAATCTGTTTCGTTTTCAGCTATCACCTCTGGTTCAAACTCTGTGTATAAAGTGTTTAACCTTGGGTGGTATAATGAAAGAAACATTTGTAGGTTTCTTTGTGAACTTGGAACTGTTAACTTTCCATCTCTCATAACTATGTGTCCTAATGTACAAGGACCTTTTTGTTCGTCCACAAAAGGAGAAGGTTGGTTTGTTGCGTATCTTAATTCACGCTGATAACCTTTCTCAGGGTCGAACCACATCAATGGTTTTCTTCTTGTGTGTTTTGACGGTATTACAAGTACTACCGGTGTATTTTGACCTTTTAATAAATAAGTCCTGTCTTTTACAACCCAATCTTTAGGTTGTGTTATTGTTTGTTTTTCCATAATATAATATAATAAAAGTTTGTAAATAAAAATAAAGGGTCGGGTGCCGAAGCACCCAACTCTTTAAAGTAATAATGAAATTATTTTTTCAATAATACGAAGTTATTCGCACCTTGAACACATAAACATCTTTCTGATAAGAAGTTTACTACCATTTCATCAGCATCAGAAGTATAGTTTCCACCTACAGATCCAGTGATCCAAGATTTCATTTTTCTATCATCAGCTTCAGATTTTCTGTATCTAACATGCAAGAATGGTCTTGAGATATTCTTACCTAACGACTGATCGTATACAGTAGAAGTACCAGCAGGAACAATAAGTCCTTCGATATCTCCAACTAATCCTCTCGTTGTAGCGTCGTTTAAGTATTTCCAGTCAGATTTGTAGAAGTCATAAGAACCTCGTCTAAATCCAGTGAAACCTAAATTAAGAGCCATTTCCTCTTCGTTGTTGAATACACCATAAGATGATCCATTCATTCCTGAAGAAGAGTTAGCAGTAGATAACATGTTATCAATTTCTAAAGCAGTAGCTCTATCTAAGAACATCATGTTCTCTTCAATAGCACCTTGCTTATCAAGTTCTTGTAAGATAGTATCAAACTCAGTTAAACCAGCTTGTGCATAAGGAGCAGATCCAGATACAGAATCGAAATCAGTACCAGTCCATACAAGACCTCTTGAATTAATAGCAGCAAATAAACCTTCAGTACCTGCAACATTGAATGCGTTAGAACCCATTGACTGAGCAGCTAATTCACCTTCAACCATTGCCATTTCCATTTGATCTTCAAATCTTAAACGAGCTTCGTGCTCAGATTTTAAGTACCATAAGAAACCAGAAGCTCCATTTTCAGAAGTAACTTCAACCCAACCGATTTGAGCAGTGTCAGAACCATTAACTTGGTATCTGTCTCTCATGATGATTGGTCTGTTGCTAAACTGAGTGAAAGAAGCATCTAAAGAACCAGTGATCTCCCTTGAACCTTTTCTATATTCAGTACCGTAAACGAATAACTTAATATCGTCTCCGTTAGCGAATGCACCACCAGTTCCTAAATTAGCTTGCGTGTAAGGCTGAGCAGTAACTTGAATACCGTTAGCGTTCACAGCAATAATTAAACACTTAAGTACCGACGTTGATGCAGCGTTAGAAACGATGATAGTATCATGTAACTGAACGTTGTGTCCTGCTGGTAATTTAATAGTGTTAGATGCAGCTGTTTGAACTTCAACAGTGTTAGCTCCGCTTTCTGCAGCATCATATGCTACGTGTAATCTTCCTTGTTCAGACCAGATTACTTGGTCAGATTGTAATGGCATTTCAGCGCCAACCATTTTTAAGAAACCAGAGATAGTTCTATTTCCGTATCTTTCAACTTCTTTCTCATAGATTTCAGGTAAAAATTGTTCTGCGAACGAGCCACCACCAGTGCTATCATTGAATGATAGGTAGTTGTCTCCCCAAAGGGATTGCGTAGGTGCCGGAGTTACGTGATTTAGTTCCGCCCCTTGCGCAGGATTAATAAATTGTCCCATTTTTTTTAATTTTTAATTAATTAGTTAAACTTGTTTTTATTCATTCTAACTCTAAGCCTACTAGTATCATCTCCGCTAACTACTTTATAAGTGGTACCACCTTGCTTAACTTTAGTATGTCCTTGTCTAGGTGTCATATCAACATTCTTTGACTTAGAAATACTTTCTTTTAAAGCATCAGCTTTACCTTGATTGTAAAAGTGATTAGCTATAGCATCGGGATTCATTGCTGTAAATAAAGATTTATGATAACCCGCAGCGTCTGACATTTCATTATTTTTGTTCAAAAACTTTTTGACAAAATTAGATATATCCCCTTGGGTGTTTTTAACCTCTTCAGCATTTTTTACGTTATATCTGTATCTTTTTTCTCCGACATTATATTCAAAACCTTTGAAATTGTCATTAAAAACCTTACCGGTTTCTTTTTTAAATACATCTATTTGACGCGCCTCAACCTTTTTGACATCAGCTTGCTCTTTGTTATATCTATTAAAAAATTCTACAGCTTTCTTTTGCTCAGGCGCTAACCTGCTTCCAGCTTTAATTTCCTCATAGTATTTAGACTTTAGCCCGTCTAAGTGGCTTTTAGCGTTCGCAACTTGCTCTTTCAACGCTAGTTTTTTTCTTTTAATATCTCTATCCTCATCTGTTTCTTCGTCATAAGAAAACTGATCTTCCATTAAGAAGTCAATTTCATCACTAGATAAGTGAGGTTTTGTGTTTTGGTAGTATTCCTTTAGTAGTTGATTTTCATCTAACGATGTATAATCAGTATTTAACCGAACGTAGTCTTGCAGTGAACCACCAGTCTCGTTCATGAACTCTACCACTTTTTGTATGTTTTCTGGTAAAGGGTCTCCTGTAGCCTCAGCTTCAGCAACAGCTTCTTCAACTTCTTCAGTTAATTCTTCTGTTTTTTCTTCAACCTCTTCATCCGTTATCTCTTCTAAAACAGGAGTAACATTTACCTCTGTTTTTTCTTCAGGGGTAACATCTTCCCTTATTTCTTCAACAACAGGTTCTTCCTCTTGTTTTTTCTTACTTAAGTCAACTTTTATAACGTCACTTTTTTCTTCAGTGATTTTATTTTTCTGTTCGTCTAAGTTTACTTTGATGACCTCTGGCTCGTCTTTAACCAATTGTTTAGGTCTTTTTTTCATTTTAACAGGCTCATTAACTACCTCTTCAGTTTTAGCCTCAGCTGGAGGAGGAGTAGACGGTAAGTCTGCTTTAACAGAATCTAACGATTCTTTGCTTTCATTTTCCATAATATAATATAATTAAATAATTAAACATTATCTAGGCTCAAAAGCGCCTAGATCAAAACCACCACCTAGTGTGTCATTGCCTTTAGATTCAAAGTTTTTAGGTGGTGCGTCTTTTGCCCTTTGATCTATTAATTCAGATTGTTGAGATGCTTGCATTTTAGTACGATCATCTTTACGATCTTCTTTTTGTGTTTCTTTTGCTTTAACAGCATCAAGCTCCATTTTCTTTAACTGCATGTTAAGTTGGAACTCATGATCCATTAATTGCTTTTTTATCATAGCTTCAGCTTGTAATCTTTGTTGTTCCATTTCAGATTTAGCTTGTTCTAATTGTATTTTACTTTGAGTTAAGGCTTGTTCTTTTTGAACTTCTGCTTGAGCAGCTACTTGTTGAGCTTGAGCATTTGCCTGTGACTGAGCTTGTATGTTCTCTTGCTGCATCTCTTGATCTCTCTTGAGCTTTTCTCTTCTTCTAACCTTAAGCAATTGGTTTGCTAATTTAACGTTCTTAATCTCCCTTAAGTCAATAGCATCAGTTAACTCTATTAATTGTTGTTGTAAAGCCTGCTGTATATTGTTTTCAAGCATTGCTCTTTCTTCTTCATCAGGTTGTAGATTTATAAATATACCAAAGTCATACAAATGTAGATTCTTCATTTCATCTAAAGTCGCTACATTGTGAGTTCCTATACTCTGTATAAACGCGTCTCTTGTTGGTGAATATTCTATAATATCAGATATTCTTAATGATAAAGCCTCAGCCATCTCAGCTGTTATAAATAAACCAGCTTGCAATATATGTCTTGTTGCTACGTTTGAATTTGCAGCTGCAAGTTTTTGTACACCAACTAAAGCTTTCGCGTCCGGCGTGCTAGCATCTCTTGCTTCATTTAGACCGGTCACATCTCTGATCATTTGTAAATAATAGTTATATGTCTGAATTAGTGATTGCATTTTTGCACCACCATTCCCAGATTGAATTTCCTGTATAGGAACTTTTCCTGGGTTCATATCACCATCAGAAGTCATTGATCTACCTATTATAGATCCCGTCTGAAAGAACATATTTAATGCTTCTTGAGGATTATAATTTGTACCGTTACCTAAATCTATTTCAGCAAGACCGTCAGCATCTAAATATATGCCGTCAGGTACCATTCGCGAAAGGACTTGTTGGAGTTTTAAGTGTGTTAATTGTATCATGTCAGCAAAACCAGTTATTCTACCAACTAATGATTCTATTTTACCTTTATACATACGTGGCGCTACAATACTATAGTTCATTTTAACTTTAGTAAAATCGCTTTTAGGTCTCATCATATTTTTAGCAAGTTCCCACTTAAGTAGTTTTTCACTACCTAGTACAAGAGCTCCTTCATATAAAACCTCTATAGATCTTGACATTTTACCATATCTAGCTTCCAACATAGCGTCTTCAGCTGGGTTAAATGTATCATCTTTTATTATAACCTTGCTAGCACCAGTAGCAGTTTCTTTTACTTTGTAAACCTCGTTGGCGTATGTTTTATAATTAAAATATAAAACTTCAACTTGGTTCTTGTCAGCAGATTCAGAGTGGCCCATATCTTTATTATAGTAACCCTTTTTTAATCTGCTTTGAGAAGTTAATTCTTCTAAGTCTCCTTGCTTTAAATGAGGAAACTGTTTCATCAACTCGTTAACTGGTATCGTTTTAACTTCACCTACATAATATATGTCATCAAAATAAGGTGACTCAGTATGAGAATATACTAAGTTAGCTGGATCAACGTACTCTACCGTAACACCTCTAGATGTATCAAAAGTACATTTAGCTGCTCCAATACCTAGAACAGCTATATCGTAGTAAAATCTTTTCTTAGTTAATTCATATCTATTACCTTCAAACAATGTGTTGATTGCTTGTTCCTCAGCTAACTCAACAGCTTGCTTATAATTTAACTGCATGTGTAAAGCTAGTTCCTCTTCTGAATCAGGTAGTTTATCTGGTTGATTAGCAAATAAATTAACACCAAAAGCTTCTTCAGCAAACTGATTAAGTTCTTTTGTTTTAAGGTCTCTAATAATACCTTCCATGTATTTGGTTCTCTTACTAACTCCGTATGGGTCTTGAGAGAATGCTTTTACATCGTATGTTCTTTCAGCAATACCATTAACAACTATATCAACAAATTTAGGTATAATAGGTACAGGTGTCCAGTCTAAGTTGAGATAAGATAAGTCACCGTTAATAGATAATTCATTTTTATACTTCTGAATAGATTGCTCTCCTCTAGCATACAGTCTTAATTTATGAAAACTATTTTGATGACTAGAAAATCTATAACCACTGTTATCACGCTTAAACCACTCGTCTTCTATTGCTCTAGCAACTTTAAGACCGTATTCAATCGTAGCTTTCTCTTTATCGCTTGCGACTTGACTAGGGAAAAAACCTTTTGAAAATGAATTAGCCATATTATTATTGTATTAATTTTGAATGCATACCTTTTTGTTTATATTTAGCAATGCTTATGTTTAGTTTTTGTTTTTCTATTTTAGCGTTAGGATTATATAAATGTCTATTACAAGCCATAACAGCTAAACCACTACTAATAGCAGCATCAAAAGCTGTTCTTTTATTTATGTCAAATTTAGCCCAATCTTGTAGTGTTTCTGTAAAATACATGTCACCATAAACTCCTTCACCTTTGTGACCAACGTGATTTTGTATATACATTTCAATAGCAGCTGCGTGAGCTTGTTTTATATCTTCACTAGAGTTTGGTATACCACCGACTTCTCTTTCTGCTACAGATAACTTATTCCATACTTTATCTGGTCTGTTCATGCTGTAACCTCTATAACCTCTTCTTCTTAAATAGTATAAAAGCCTAGGTTTGTTATTCTCAGCGAGTAAAGGCATACCGTAAAAAACCAAAGCCATAAGTACATCTTCAAAAAATATATCAGCGGTTTGTGGTCTAGCTATATATTCTAGGAAAAATGAGTTAGGTGGACAGTTTTCCATAGAGAACTTTGTCAAACCATGTAAAGCACCTTTTGATCCTTTACCATCTACAGTACCTGATATATCATAAGAGTCACATCCAAAAGCTCCCATATGTTCATTACCCGGATATTTTCTATTACCCTTATTTGTGATATTATTTTGAAGGTGTCTAGGTGGAACCCAACTGACTTTAAACCTACCATTAGGATCTGGATAAAAGATCACCTCACTATCCTTCACGCCGTTAGTCCACTGAAAATTACCAGTTGTTAAACTGTTAGATGATCCGGTACCTTCGTTATAATCTATTTGCTCGTATATTTTAGCTAAATTAAATATACTGTTTTTTGTTTCGTCTCTGAAAGCATGTTCTTCAGTTCTTGGAAATTGACGATAAAACTCATTAAGAGCATCACCATCATTTTTTAATCCATCAGCCTCATTATTCCAGTGTTCAATGATTCCGATGTCGATTGGTTCATTAAACGGGCCAACAGTTTCTGTTTCAGGTGTGTCGAAGACAGGCATCCCAAAAGAATCAATGAATCCCTCGTAATTCCATTCCATAGGAATGAACAAACTATATAGTCCTGAGCTTGTTTGTCCATTGCGATTTCGCTTGGTGACATCTGATGCATTGTATAGTTTTTTAAAATTATCTCCTCCTTTATCTAAAGCGTTTGATGTTGATCCCATCATACACTTACCTATTACTCTACTACCTAATCTAAGGGTGGTTTTCGTAACACGCCAGTTGTTGAGGATGTTGTTCGGCCTTTCCCATTTACCCGATTCATCGTGGACGAGGAGTTTAAGTTTCTCCCCATCATAGGAGTTATCACCGGTGTTTTTCCAATCGATCGTTGTATCGAGTCCCTGTAAGGCTTCGGGCTTGTCGGTACTTGTAATGTTCCGTCTCGTAAGCTTGGACGCGGGTACTCTATATGCAAGTTCGGTTTTGGGACGGTCCATTCCGTCCTGTATCGGTTTAAAAAAGAACGGATAATTGACCGATATTGGGACGACTTTATCTGTGAACATTTTCTTAGCGTCGGGCCCAGATTTGGACAATATACCGAATCGTGAATCGGAACTAATAGTTGCTGAATTAACCACCTCTCCTGATGCCATAAATGAAAATCCCGATCTACGGTTTTTAAGATAGCACATTCCATAACTCCTCTTGTCTGCTTTACAAGCTTCCCAGAATATAAAGAATAATCTGTTTGCTTCCCTAAAGTCTGGCTGCCCAACATCAATCTTGGACCACTGCAAGTACATGTAATGAGTACCAGTAATGTAAGTAGGGACATCTTTATTATAAAACCAAAAACCTTCTTCTCTTCTTTTAAACTCATTCTCTATATAGTCTATATATTTTTTTTTGAAATCATCTGGGTACTGTTTCCAATCAAAAATAGTTTTAATTCTTTTTAGCTCTACAGGTTGGTCAGTGTATTCCCAGGTGTTCTTGCTAAACTTATATGTGTCACTTTTTTTAGGTAAAGCTATTCTAAGGTTTTGGATCTCGTATACTTCACCTATTTGACCAGTTTTAGATATAACAATTAAATCATGTTCCTTATTATATCCATATTGCCACTTTTTAGATTTATTTAATCTACTTATGGTATTTTTTTTAATAGGTTCTATAACCTTATATAGAGTCTGCTCGTACATTACTTAGATCTTCTTTCGGCAAAACCAGAAAAAGTTTCTTCTTTTTTCTCCTCCACAACTTTTCCATTCAACATATTCTCTTCTTCTTGTATTCTATTTAGAATTTCAAAAGCATCAAATATAGCTAGCTTTTTAGTTGCTGCTGCGTTTTTTAATCTATCAGCAGTTATGTCATCACCTGAATCTACAATAGCTTCTTTTGCTACTTTAATAAGTTCTTCAACCGCTTTGTGTCCAGCTTGGATTATACTCTTCTTCGTTTCCTTGATATTCATATTTCATTGTAATTGATTTGCTAAATATTCTATATAATCTTTCTTCGTCTAAAATACATTCATATTCTGTATTAGGTTTGAAACCAACTAAATCGCCTTGCTTTAAACCGGCTTTAATAAGATTACTATCAGCATATTTAAGAACCCCTATCAAAGGTTGTTCTTTGTCAATGTTATAAATATCATTAGATTTAATTGGCTTTACAAAACAATAAGTTTCTAAAGCGTTCCAAACACCGTTTCTTTTGTAAGCAAAGACTTGATCCCAGTGTACAAAGTACATGTCTTCTTTATAGAAGCTTTTGCTGTTTTTTTCTACACCCCTAACGTCTTTCCATCTCCTAAACACGTTGTGATGAACTAAAACTTCATCTCCAACTTTAACTTCAGTCTTAGGACCGCTGGGTATAGCCGTAACTACAGCTCTTTTACTAACGTATCTGTGGTTGTAGTTATCTGTATTAAGTATAAGATCAGCTCCTTCTATACTTCTAGTATTGGTATATCTGGATTTTAATGGTCTTATTATAAAATTATTAACTCCTTGCATTAGTATTCTAAATTGAATTCAATAGCTATAGCCATATTTTTATTAAAATCTTTCCAAGGTAAGACCTCGTCAGCTTTTTTAATATATATTCTATACTTGTCATCTTCTTCAATTATATCAGAAATAGTATGCCCTCCGTAGACCTCTTGGCCCACGGAGTAATGCATAGCTTCATTTTTATAATCTTTACCTATACTAATCTTTCGTATCAGATTCATCTTGACTAGGTATTTCAGAGATTGTACCGTCTTGAATGTTTACAGATACTTTACCGTATTCTTCTTCAAGAGAGTCTTGCATAGCTTTTAACTTCATTTGGAAGTCTCCAATTGTAGCCATCATACCAGCTTTTTGTGTCTCTATTTGACCAACTGACAATTGAGCATTGTTAATTTGCCCAACTAAGTCTTGTAAATCTTTTAATTGTTCGTCTGTGATTTTTAAATCGTTTGTCTTTTTTGCCATAATTTAATTTAATTTAATTGTTAATTTTTGTTACGCGTCTGTGTAATCCTTGTACTTTTCTTCTGCTTTTAAAGCTTGGTAAGCTTGTTTTACGTGGTTTTTTGCTGAAGCAGTTAGAGATCCATCAAAGTTAAAACTAAATGACATTATCTGACCGTTTGGGTCTAAGTCTCTAGTTTCTTGATCTTTAAATACCATCACTTCGCAATTACTACCGGAATGCTTTTAATCCAAACATCTTTATAAACAGGTTCTGCAAGTATATTACCATCTTCGTCGTAAACAGGTCTGTTTCAAGTTCTTTAGCCTGATGAATGAGAGTGATAACAAACGGAAGAAACCTGAAGGTAAGCATCGCTTATCGTTATACCTTTAAAATCGTATGATCCTTTTATTGCCATTGTTTTGTTTTTTTAAATTGTTTTATCTTTTTATATTATTACACGCTTTATCATATTATTAAAGCGCTGTTGTCACTAACGTGTATTACGGTGAACATATATTTATACTTGTCACAACACCGTTTAAATTTGAGAACGTATAATAAGCAAGACTTGTTCTTATATATCTATTTGTTTGAACTGTTGTACCACTAGAGTTAGTATACACTGTGTCACCTACTTGTGGTAAACTTGAGCTTCCATTATGCCAGTAATTTGTATTTATTGTCTGCGTCACATATAAACTTAACACCAGATTGCCCAGCGGAAGCAGAGAACTGTGTAACTGTTTGACAAGTGTTTACACTTGATACCGCACCGTTTGACCCTACTATAATATATTGAGTTGCTGATATTCTATAATGTCCGGACGATAAATAAGGGTATGTACCACTATTCGATGAATAAGCAATATCCCCAACCGCGTATTAACGTAGCACTTCCATTGTGATAATAAGTTTGATTTTGGGTTGCACTACAAACTCCAGATACAGTGGATTGAACGCTAGAGCTACTAAAAGAACTTAAGCTACAAGTGTATAATTGTTTTACTTCTCCACTTCCACTATCAAACCTATATAAACCTGTGCCTCCTGAGTATGACCAGTTGCATTACCCTTCCATAAATTATTGCTAGGATTATATTCGTTATCTACCTGCTGCATCTGTATAAACAGTATCTCCTACTACAGGCGTAGAACCGCTTCCGTCGTGGTAATAAATTGAAGCATAAAAACTACCATCAAATATATAGTTACATGAATACGCTGCTGTTGCAGTTGTGCACACCGGAGTTAGTCATGTAGAAAGCAGGGCCAACTGGCGTACAGTCTTTATCGTAACCACGCCAGTCTGAAAATCTATATGGATAAGCTATAGGCATAATTTAATTTTTAAGGGCATTGAGAACCGTTAGTAGTTACAACTCCAGATGAGCTTACGGAAATATTAGGACATTGACTTTGAAACTCCAAAAAATGTTCCTTGGCTCCATATCCAATACGAATGAGTTTGTGAAGCACCTGTCCAAGCTGTATATGATCCGCTTGCGTAAGTATATAAAACATCATTTGTTACTAAACCATTAATAGGGCTTCTTGTTGTGAAAACAGTTACGTTATATCCTGGCGTTGTTGCTGCGGTTAATGTTATTTGATGATAACCATCATGACTTATAGGATTTGGCGTACAGTCATCGTTTACCGTAGGGTAACTAACTGTAGATCCGTGAGATTACCACCATTAACCATGTCGTATAAAGATATAACACCCATGCTTTGACTACCATTATAATCTCCGTGCTTTGCTTCTCTAGCCATCTTAAGCATAGACATTTGTCCACTAGTAGGTATCGCCATTACTTAATTTGTTTTTTAAGTTCTTCTATTTCAGCTTTTAATTCTTTTATAGCTTCAAGTAATATTGGTGTAATACCTTGATGTCTCATAGAAAGCATACCATTCTCGTTTTCTCTTACAAGTTCTGGTAGAACTTTTTGAACATCTTGAGCTATAAAACCTATATCTTCTTTTATTTTTAATATACTTTCACTGTCTTTCCAATCAAATGTAACCCCTTGTAGTTTATCAACTTTGGCTAAAGCTGATTCTATTGGTTTTATATTTTCCTTTAACCTAATATCAGAAGGTGAACCGTAAGCTACAATATCTCCAGAACTTGTAAAAGTTCCAGAAGTCATGTTGTGTTGAAATCTAGTATTACTTCCTTGTCTCCAGTAAACTACACCACAATTCATATCAAAATAAGTATTTGAATTGTTTGTATGAAATCTTGCGTAATTTCCAGTGTGATTATTTCCTAAATAAATATCACCGACTCCAGTGCTGGACTTAGCAATAATTTTACCTAAGAAAGTTGAATCTTGGTCCTCGTCTATAGTAAGAGCTGTTATTAAAGCGTTTTGTTTTGCTGTTTGGAATACTAATTTTGATGGATATACATTTGGACTACCCATATTCCACGTTCCTGCTGCTACGCCTTTAATAGCTGCCCCTGTGTTAGTTGCACTTGGGTCATCACCTTGAAAGTAAATAGTACCTATACTGTCGCCTTCAATTATACTCGTATCTTCCCTCCTTAATTTAAGCACTGGTGCCACAGCGTGTTTTGAAGTTAACTCTGCGCCTGTAATATCTCCAGCTGTAATTGTACCTCCAGCAATAATACCACCTGAAAGACTAATGGTTGGATTATTGTTGTAAGCAGAGGTTATTCTTAAATAACCACCACCTACAGATCCTGTTACGTTTAAAGCGTGACCACTGTTAGCTGAGTTAACTTGTATTCCTACTCCCGTGTGGCTTCCTGAGCCGTGGTTAACGGTTAAAACCTCCGCTGTTCCACTACCAACGTTTGGAGAGATAGTTGTGTTTTTAGCTGTTACAGTACCTCCAAAAGCAGCACTACCAGTAGCTCCAGGTTGTACGATTAAAGCTTTAGCTATATTAACAGCTCCACTTCTCCAGTTTAAATACATAGTAGCACTACCATTTGCTTCTGTAAATGTGTTTATTTCATTTCCATGAGCAATAGTAGTTTTATAGGTAGTGCTACCGTGGTGAAAAGTTGCGTTACCGTAAGTCGTGATAGTATTAGAAGTAACTAAATCTCTAACATGATTACTATTAGTAGGCATATCAACTCTTTCAGTAGCTACAAAATCTGTTAACAACGTACCTGCTTCAACCTTTGGACTGTGTAAAGTAACCGTGTGTCCTGAACCTTGGTTTAAATTTATGTCAAAAAACCTGTAAGTAGAGTTGTAATCAGATCTAGAAGCGTACCCATATATTCTACCTGATTTAGGTGCGCTCGATGTACCAACTTGACTACCGTTACCTGTAACTGATACATCACAAAAATCCACATTTAATGTTCCAATTAAGTTTTCGTAATAAACACTAACCATGTAATTATCACCATCTATTAATTGGTTATCATCAACGTACAGTCTAATTGTAGACGAGCCTGTGTTGTCGTTTGTATATCTGGCTACATAAGGACTTATAGTTGTTTTTGTGGCGTTACCATATTGATCATTATTACTAGCTATTTTAATACTATCTATATCTAAAAGGTTTTTGTTTGGTACTATAGCGTCGTAATCATAAAACTTAGACTTAGCTACAGCTATATTGTTAAACACAACCGAGTTTGGTCCAGCCTGCATGTTATCACTAGCGGTAAGTGAATTATTGTTACCGTTAATTTGCATTAGCATAACCCCAGTACTTGATCTAAACTTAAAACCTTCGTTTTGATTACAACCTAGTACCATCCAAAATGATTCTAAACCTATATCATTTTTCCAAGAAGTTGATCCAAATTTAATTTTACCTGTTGTTGATATAGTGCTACCTATTAATAAATGAGAGGTTGCTGAAGGTATAGCGGCTGAACTGTTAAATGTTGTTGCTCCGGTTATAGTTAAAGACCCGTAAAAAGTTGATGCTAAGTCTTTTTTTATTTGAAATGCTTTTGTATGTCCACTAGTTGCGGTATCTGAATCAGTATTAACAAAAAAGTAATGGTTCTGTACTCCTGCATAGGAACTGTCAGCACTACCGTAATAAATAGAATTAATATCATTCTGTTGGAATGTTTGAAGAATACTAACATCATTTCCTTCGTAATTCTCTGTTACAATACCTGATTGTTTATTTGCATTTGCGGTAAGATTACTTGCTATTTTTATTTGATTATATCCAGAACCTCTTACATCAAGAGCACCTACAAAAGTTGCTTTTTTGTTTGTGTCTATAGTAACTGCATCTTGGTTGTTTTGAATTATCTTAACAGTGGTGTTTGAATCTGAACCTATTCTAGTGTCATTACCTTCTTGTTGAAATAAAGCAGCGCCAGCATTCGTGTCGTTTAAATATATATAAGGGTTAGTTGCGTTAGAAACTGTTACGTTGGTTCCAGTCACGCTTAGCGTGCCTTGTATTGTTGTTCCTTTGTCTAACAGTATAGATGTCTCAGAATGTAAGTCAAGCACACCAGTGCTGTGGTTATACCCTAACCAAGCAGCGTTGTTAGCACCAGCATCACCAAACATATAGTAAGCATCAGCAGTGCTTGATTGTTGCACGATTGATCTTGTAGTACCTTTAACGTGTAAAAACGTTGTTGCATCATATGGAGAACCTGTAGTACCAGGCCCTACGGTAAGAAGATTAGATATACTTAAATCACTAATATTTGACCACTCACCCACGTTTAAATCAAACTTGTAATCATCATCTTGTGCTTCTATTATTTTAGCATTATAAAACCATGATTTAGAACCGTTAACAGAGCCATAACAAGTACCTAATCTTAAATGCACTAAACTTGTTGTAGAGTGCATTACACCTGTAACACCTGAAATACCAGAAGCTTGTGTTCTGTTGCTGCTAGCGTTTCTATCTGCTACCGAATCTGCTTGACCACTAGTTGTTCTATGTGATTTTAACTTAAAAGTTAATTTAGTCCAACCGTTGATATTTGCAACAACAGTTCCTGTATTATTGCTATTAGCATATGTTTTTATTTTATTAGTATGAAAATAGGGGTTAGAGGTAATTCTATTACCGTTAGATGCAAACTCATGCCAACCTAAGTATAAGTGATCATCACCTGTAGACTTAATCCAAACACTAAATTCATAATCTTTTTCAGGATTAACTTTAATATTTTCTGAAGTGTACCACTGGTAGCAGTGAGTATTAGTTCCATTACCTGTAGATGTATGGGCTTGTACCTTTGTACCGTCTATAAACATTACTTCTTCTCTATGTGCAGAAGCTTGAACAGCTATATCAGTACCTTTTCTAATCATATTAGCGCCACCTAAATTATCAGCAATTAAACCTTCACCAGCGTAAGCAAATTGACCAACGTTAGTACCAGTGTTATTAGTAGATACACCTCCATGCCAACCTAAGTTTAATATATCTTTTGCGTTAGCTCTAAGTGTTATATGATCAGTTTGAAATCTAATATACGTATCGGTGTCACCTTTGTGGTATATGTAATCGTGTAAGTAGATACTAGGGATATCAGCTGTTCCTGTCATAAATAGATTTCTAAATCTATAACTTGAATCATTAAAACCTAAATCAACAGAATTATCAGTTTGTGGATAAAATTTACCGTTTAAATCTATATTTATTATATGGTTACCACCGGCGTGAAATCTTAAGTTACTACCTGTAGATTTTAAATTTGCACCAACTGTTACATCATTTGAAAATGTTGCGTTATTAGTAGCTGCTTCAATGATAAAAGGGTTAGTACTACTTGTTTCGTTTCTTACAGTAAATGTTTCGTTATTTGTACCAACACTAAAACTTCTAGCAACTCCCTGGTTGTCATCTAAGAATAATTTAGGATATGCTTTACCACCTATTGTTAAATCACCAGCTCCAAGACGGAAATCTCCTCCATCAAACCAACTTCCACCAGCAGAATCTATACGTACTTTTTCTATATTGTTGTTAGTACCATCTGATGCCATTAACGAAAACAAACCTTTGTCTAAGTTTACACCAGAAGATCCTCTAGGTATAATACGAGCTAGATTATAATCAGTGGACTTAAGCCAAAACTCGTTTCCATCTTCTATAATCATTAAGTCACCATAAAGCTTAGTATTCTTCGCGTTATCAATTACTAACGCATGATTATCATTTGTTCCACCAACAGCAATTCTAAAGTCAGAACCCCAACCTTGAAGAAAAACTTCATTTGTACTACTATCTCTTAATCCAATTTGAGCAACACTATTACTACCTTCCCAGAACTTTATTCTATTGTTACCTGGGTTAATTGTAAGAGAACTATTAATAGTAGACGGGCCAGTCACAATGATGCCTTGATCACCACCTGTAGCTAATGTTTGTTCACCATCTTTATTAAAGATGTTTATTATTTCTATGCCGTCAAGCTTTAAAGGGTTGTAGCTCATATTTTATTATATTAATCTTCTAAATTTAAACCTCATTATTTTACCACCGTTACTATTATCTAAAGCTGCGCTATAAGATAGCGTTGATTTTACCATTAACATTAACGTGCCACTACTGTGTCTTACTGTTTTTAATTGAATATGACCACCATTTGGTGCATGGCCAGCTCTATGTAAAGGTATTTCATCTTCTTTTGTAGAATTTGTACCTGCACCATACCAACTCATCATACCAGAATAATGCTCATAATAATGTCCACCACCAACCGTAAAATCACTAACATACATTTGAACAGCATATGTTCCAGTAGCTAGATCAGTGCCGTCTATACCAGTATCTGTCCACGTTTCTGCGGCTAACTGAAATGTCATTGCAGCTTCGTAAAGCTGATCAATATCAGTACCAGTTGTCATTGTTAAACCTTTATGCTGCACATTACCATTAAAAGTTGATGTTCCTGTTCCTTGAACATCTATAACACCATGGGTTAATACATTACCCCGCTCTGTCCATATACATCTTCTCAACAGCACCATATCCAAAAGATAACTTACTACCACTACCACCACCATAAGCAGCTATATTATAATAATCACCACCTATCATATCTCCATCGGAACCATCTAACCATATCACTGCTCCATTACTATATTCAGTCATTGTAATAGCGGAAGACCCAACCTTAACTTCAAATGGCTTGTTGACTTCCCATTGAGTTCCAGTGTGATCGTATAATATTGAAGCACTTGCTCCATCTACAACTATTCCAGCACCATCAGCGGCAGCTGAATCAGCAGCACCTTTTGCTACTGTTATTGTTTTATCTGTTACATCTAAGTTAGTAACACTAGTAGAGTTTATATCACCAGTTATATTCAGATTACCGGTAACTTCTAAGTCCATATTAAACTTAGCTTTATCACTTCCCGCAAAGTCTAATGTTGTATAATGAGATCCTATATTGTGCGTTAAGTGTTTTATAGTTGCAGACTTGGTATTGAGTTGGCCATCAGATTGTCTTGATCTAGTTTGGAATTGGAGTTTTGCAGATTCGTTTGTAGTATTGTTTGCGCTTGGTGCTACAGTCATCATATAAACAGACTGTGAATTTACACCTTCAAATATACTTATCGCACCTGTTTCATCAGGCCTTAAATACATAGTTTCACCTGATGTATGTTTTATTCTCATAGGACCAGTACCGGTACCTTTTATATAAGGATTAATACCTGCGACTATTAGTTCGTTACCATATATAGTTGCATCACCACCTGTTGTTATTGCGAGTTTAGCTTGAGCATTATAAGATGATTGAGAGCCATCGGAAGCGTAGCCAATGTTAAATCCAGAAGAATTATACCCAGTACCAACAAACCACTCTCTATCAGTTGATCCACTAGCACTATTAACACTGTCTTTCATTTTTATACCAACACCACGGCCTTCATAACCATGCATGTTCATTACAGCTGTCATAGCTGTGGCAGCACCGTCAGGGGCGTTTATTTTAAGACTTGAACCAAAAGTACCTGCACCTGAAAAAGTTGCGTCACCATCACCTTGTAGCTGTATCTTATTAACACCAGCTGCGTTTCTTACAACTATTGCATTTTCACCATCTGTTTGCGATAAGATACCGTAGTCAGCTGTACCGTCTTTATCTACTTTTATACCCCAATCATCATTGTCGTTAGTTACTAAAATACCAGCATCACCAGTACGATTACCTGTATAGTCAACTGTCAAACCAGTACTAGTAATATCACCTGCAAAAGTTGCGTTAGCACCACTACCTGTCAACATTGTTGTTGAGCCTGACTTAAGAATTAAGTTACCAGAAGAGTTTGTTAATCTACCAAATTCTACACCATCATCTCTCAAAACTATATCTCCACCGCCAGCATCTAACCTAATATCGTCTGCAGCGTCAATAGTAAAATCACCACTACCACTCTCTGTAAGCGTAACAGCATTGCTACCGTCTGCGGTTATCTCAAATGATCCATGAACTCTTGTTCTATGTCTGCTTGAATAAGCCGAAGGTATTGTTACTGAAGCGGGCGATGTTAAGCTTATGTTTTGAAGTTGATGTGCTTGACCGCCAAAATATTCTACCTTAACTCTTACTGAGTTACCATGTGAATTTATATGGTATATAGGTATGTTATATTTTGATGTTGAAGAGTTCCAAGTTATATTACCTATAGTAAATGCATCGGCTACACCTCCAGTAGCTTTTACAATGTAGTCAGCTCCAGCACCATATAAACCACTAGTAGAACCTGAACCAGGATTCCATCCGAAAGGTATTGTTTTTACAAGTTCACCTGTTATGTTTTGATGTGAATAACTACCAGATAATGTTATCTTAAGCATACCTTGCATTTGAACATTAGGAAAAACAATGTTTATACCTAAGTTAGCCGTACCATTTGCAAAATAACCTGATGAAAGATTTCTTTCTGAATAAGCACCTTGTTGTAAAGCACCATCCATTTGAACATGCTTCGCAACATACAAGTTATTATTCATTTTCCAAGTACCATTACTATCACCAGAGTACAAAAGAAGATCTCCACTAGAAGGGTATACCTGCCACGACCTTGTTCCTGATTGATCAAACTGTAAACGGTTTGCACTCATTTGAATGTTACCAGTCATAGTACCACCAGCTAAAGGTAGTTTTGAACTATCAGTTGATACAACGCCTGTTATGTTGCTACCATCACCGTAGATAGTTGTCGCGTGTAGTTCTCTCCAGCGTCTATTTGAAGCTCCTAGTTTACGAGCACTATTATTATCAGCGTCTGGTATAAAATTACCTTGTGCTTGTATGTTTGTGGCCGCCACAAAAAGAGTACTACTAGATGCTTCTATCTTAGCATGGTTACTTAGGGTTTTAAAAACCATGCTTGCTGCAGCAACCTCACCCGTAAAAGTTGCTCTACCACTAGGTGTGGTAAAAGTCATGTTAGGATGGGCTAGTTGTATAAAGGTAGCATTATTAGCTCTATCAAACAACTTACCACTACCACCTATGTATATATCATTGTTGGCGTGTAGTTTATCGTCTGTTCTTATTATATTAACACCGTCTCTAAATATAGTAACGTCAGCTCCTAGTTGCAAGGTTCCACCTGTTACTTTAACAACACCGCCACTAATCAGTCTTAACCTTTCACCAGTACTACCATGTTCTTTAATAACTAAATCACTATTAACACCGTTAGTAACGGGGTTAAAAGCCCAACCTCTATTTGGATATCCAGCATTTTTAATGCCTAAAAATAAATTTTCTGATGCACTATTGGAAAAACTAGAAATGTTCCCATAAACGTTTTGAGTACCATTGTCACCTACGGTATAATCGTCAACTTGAAATTTAGAACCTGGGTTATGAGCACCTCCAACACCTACTTTTCCATTATCTAGTAAGTTCATTGATGAATTACCACCTGTTGATATTTGTATACCACCAAGAGTTGTGTTTCTTTTTATAGAGTTATAACCAAGGTTGCTATCTATAAAATCAATTGACTGACCAGACGCCATTCTAAAACCTGTACCTGCACTTACGTAGCTAGAAAAGTTACCGGTTCCCGCGTAAACTGTATGCCATCTTTTAGTTGAAGTACCTGAGGTTTGGTCTGATTGTAGGTTGCCTGTTGGTTTAATACCTCTATTAAATTGTATTTTATTTTCACTTTCTTCTAAACCTATTTCACCCCAACCACTTCCTGCTGCATTGTATAATCTAAATGCTTTTCCAGTTGGAACAGAAACAACACCTGTGAATTCAGCGTTACCCGTGGAATCTATTTCAAGCTTCGTGACAGTACCTAATCTAAAAGTTAGATCTTCTGAGCTACCACAAAATAATCTCCAAAAATTATTATTACCATTTTTAAGGTATAATGAAGGGGATGCACCGGAATTGTCATCTAAAGTTATATCACCTGAAAAAGTTGCACCACTTGAAGTATTTATTGGTTTATTTATCTCTATGGTTGAACCATCTAAAACAATACTTTTATCAGTAGCTCCACCAGCACCTATCCAAAGCTCATTTCCAGAAGGACCAGCGTATATTGAAGCGTAACCAGTACCCCAAGTCAGAATACCTCTATTCGCACCCCATTGTGTTACACCACCAGTGTTAACACCAAGGTATGTACCACCGAAAGCATTGCCATTGAAGGTTGTATTACCAAGCACGTTTATGTTTCCAGCTGCTGATATGCTCATTCTCTCCGTCGATGTACCTGCATTATTTGTTTTAAAACTAATACCACCAGTTGCGTTAGTATTGTTTGCAGCTGTTATTATTAAATTTGTATTAGGTGTGTAAAAACCTGTACTTGAACTACTTGATATATAATGACCACCAGCTGTTATAAGCGTACCACCTATTGTCAACGCTGACGCAAACTCTACAGCACCACTACCCTCGAAAGTATGTTTAATATTAGATCCTGGACTTCCTAACCCAAACTGTAATGTAGCAGAGTTACTACCACCGTTTCTTACATACCAAGCATTGTTGTTGTTTGAATTGTCAAATACAACAGCGCCATTATTGTCAATTTCAATTGTACTTTTAAAAGTTGCACCACCATCCATCTCAAACACAACAGCGTCAGAAGTGGTTTCAGTGTGTAGTTTTAAAGCTTTGCTGCTAGCGGGAACCACAAGTTGAGTATCATTACCACCAGTTCTAAAATGTAACTTAGACTCGTGATTGCCATCATCTTGGTGAATTATAAGCACTGAGTCTCCAGCATTTTTATATACCTCAACCCCAGCAACACCACTGAATGAATTAACAACTGTATCAGCTGCAAATATTGACCTAGCACCTCCAGCTGTAATTGACCCTGCAAAAGTTGCGTTTCCACCCTCAGACATATCTAAGGTTAAAGCATCTATTGAAGAAGCACCATCTTTGCCTTTAAATATTATATCTTTATCAGAAACAGAATTTTGTATTTTAAAATCTCCTGCTGTTTGATTAATAAATAAAGCATTAGAACCGTCGTGCAGAAGTCTTAGACCTGTAGTTCCATTTAAATATAAACTATCCCCTGTTCCTAAAACTACATTACCTGTAAAAGTTGCGGTTGTATCATTAACTGTTAATCTTACAGCACCACCGGTTCTCACAACAAACGTGTCGTCAGCGCTAAAACCAAATTTAGTACCAGTATCACTAGCATGGTTTATATAATCAGGTATAGTTAAACTTGAATTAAAGTGTAAACCACCGTTCGTAATGTTTAATTGCTCAGTACCTGCAACGTAAAATTTAAGATTACTGTCACTTTCTTCTGCTATGTAAGTATGGCCACTAGCACCATCAAATAATACTTTTTTAGTTGATGCTGTAGCTATATTTCCTGCAAAAGTTGCAGAATTATCAGCGTTTAAAGTAAGTGCGGTAGCTATTGTACCAGCATTGCTTGTTCCAAATTTTAAATTACTTGTGTTGTTTGCGCCGTTTGTTTCTGCAACTATTTTAGAAAGTGTTGTGTCGGCATTGTTACCAAAGAATATGGTACCTATTGTGTCTGTAGAATTATTGTTTGCGTGTTTTAAATATAATGTAGCACCATCAGCAGCAGCACCATCTGATGTGTGTCGTATGTAGTCGTGCTGAGCTTCAAACATTACTTGACTATCAGCAGTGTTTGTAAATACAAAACCATTTCCAGTTGCGCCAGTTGTAGCTTGCCATATACCACTATAGTTTCTTACCGAATTGCCGGAAGTTAGATACACGTTTCCAATAGCGTTTACACCATTTGCATCTATAAAAAACCTTTCATTTCCATCTACCGCAAATGCTATTCTGTCATTTGAGGAGTGGGCACGTGCGTACATACCAGTAAACTTTTGCGCCATGTGAGAATTTTATTTTATTATGCTGTTATCTTATGTAGTAACACTTTATAATCTTGAGTAGCTGAAGGTGCAACTGCGAAATCAACAGTTATATAGTTATTGTTTGGTCTAGTAACGTCAGCATGTACTGTAGCGTAAGTAGCGTTAGAGCCGTTATTTCCCCAATCTAGTATTTCTACTTTTACGTACTTAGTACCAAAATTATGCGTTAGATCAAATGATGTTTCACTAGCATCTCCAGTTATAGTAAGAATCTTACTGTAAGCATCTATTTGAGCGGTTACTTCTGTAGGTGTTGTTGCTGTGTTTAGTTGTGTAACTTGAGCTGCACTCATAACACCACCAACACTTGTTGTTGCTACAGGTAGAGTCGTGTTATTACCGTCAGATGATGTTACTTCTAAAGTAGTGGACGACGTGTTGTGACCTAAGTTAGTTGTTACATTTGTTTCTTTTAACGTGTTAGCAGCAACATCTGTAGCAATGTCTATACCATCAACAGTTCCACTAAGAGTTATATTACCTTGAACATTAAAATGTTTGTTTAAGTTTATATATGCACTAGTATTACTCCAAGATAATACAGGTGCAGCTGACCAACTACTAAACGTTATACCAGCGCCATCAGTTGCGGCTGAAGTTGTAGCACCTTTTGCTATTTTAATGTTTTTATCAGCAATATCAACTACAGTTGAATTAACTGTTGTGGTAGTACCTGTTACTGTAAGATCACCAGCTATAGTTGTTACAGAGTCTGTACCGTTACCAATAGTAACATCTACTCTATTATCAGTCGTGTGACCTTCAATTACTATACCGTCTTGATAACTGTTTGTACCGTGCCCGGTAGATACACCTATTTTAACCTTACCTATTTCATCGTTGTTTGTTACATCTTTTGCAAAACCTTTAATAGAAGCAAACAAATGCTGTGTGTTAGATGAATCGTCGTGTTTAAATTCAATTTGTCCTATTTCATCATCATCACCCATCGCTAAAGCACTAACGTCTTTAGTGAATCTTAATGTAGATCCAGCTGTATCGTTGTTAGTATTTTTAAGTACGACTAACGGTTTACCAGATACAGCGTCTTCAAAAGTAAATTGTGATGCTAAGAAAGATGAACTTTCTTCCATCTTAATAGAACCAGTAAATTTAATTGTATCACCTGAATCAGTACCTATTGTTATTTCTTGATCTGCACTACCGCCAGTTGATTCTAAATTTGCTAATGCTGTAAGTAAATGAGCGTTAGAAACGTTAAGTATATCTGTGTTACCAGCTAAAGCATCTGTAGAGCCAGTACCTAAAGCAGGTAGTGTCCATGTCTTTTTGGTTCTAGCAGTAACGTGACCAGTTGTAGATGACGTAAGAGAATTTATTACAACTAAATCATCACCAAATTCTAGATTACCGGTTTGATCAGTGTTTGTTCTAGACACATTAGAGTGGTCTAGTGTTATAGTTTCATTAGTGCCTTGGTTTGTTGTAAAAGCGCCATTTGCACCACCACTTGTGTTTATTTCTAAATCTCCACCACCAGCTATTGTTATTGTAGCGTCGCCAACAGTTATACTGTTATTACCAGCATCTGTAATTCTACCTTGTGCATCGACTGTGAAGTTTGGTATTTGTGTGCTTGAACCATACGTTCCAGCGGTTACAGCTGTATCGTCTAGATCAATTTCTATTTTTGTACCAGAAGCTGTAGTTGAAATACCAGTATCACCTGATATTGTAAAGCTAACAGCACCAGCGTTATCAGTTATTGAATTACCATCATCAGCAGTTAAACCAACAGATGATATATCACCAGCACCATCTAAAACAACCCAACCTGTACCTTTCCATATGAGGAAAGTTAACGTTTGACTGTTCCAATACATTTTACCAATGTTAGCAGCTCCAGTACCTAAATAACTAGCATGAGAGCTATTTGCAAAGTTTGTTTGATCCGCTGTTGTTATAACATAAGGTTTCGCGTTCTGTATTTCAAGACCGCCAAGATCGATGTTAGATAGATATTTTAATGCCATGTTTTGTGTGTTTAATTAAGATGTGCAATTCCTGATACTGCTGCAGCAAAGGAAACTACTAATGTGTTATTATTCGTATATGTCACCTCACCTATTACTTGTGCGCCTGTAGCCAAAGTTGTTATTGTTACAGATGGTTTTTTTCCTAGGTTATGGTTAATTGTCCAGCTAGAAGCTGAAGCGGTTTGTGTATGCGTAAATTGTTTATCACCTGTATTAGGTATCGCATATAATATAATTGAATAAAATTGCTCATCTATCATCGCACCGTTATTCTTTGTCTTAGCTGTTAAAGCTATGTCATAATAATCGTTAGCACTAGAATCTTGAGTTATTGATGTTACGGTATATATACCAAAGTTATTTATGTTATTGACATCATTTATTATAATGTCACAATCAACAAGCGACTGTAAATACTCTACCGCCGCGTTAGCACTCCCATTGGGTGTTTTATGTATTTTAATTGATGTTAAGTTTGCAAATGTGGTACCAGAAGAAAAAGTACCTACAAAGCCTCCAGGTTGATTACCTACAGCATTAAACCTATATACCAACTGTCCACTAACACCAGCAGCGTTAGTATCTCTTAAGAATTTAGTTACATCTGAAACTTGAAAGTTTGCAGTCTTACCGTCACTGTTTGATCCTAAAAGCTTGTCATTATTCTGTACAGAGGTATCTCTTGTATAATTACTTATTCTAGCCATTATTTACTTGTTGCTTATAGATTTAAATTTTTCAGCTCCTCGAGAACCAAAGTAAGCTACATAGACTGTAACTAATAGTGTTTGTAGTAGTGAAACCCAACCTTCAGCTACGTGAAACTCTATTTCAAAACTATCTAATAATATAAGTATCACCATAGATACTGTTAGAAATATCAATGACATCGGACGTGTGTTTTTTGAAAGCCATGAATCCGACTTCATATCACTATCCCAACGTTTAGATACCTCCTGTAGTTCCACCATATCTTGTTCTAGCAGTTTCAATGCTTTTTCCTTGTCTTCAGGTGGTAATACAGCTGGATCTTCTTTTTGTATTAAATTCTTTACTATACCTAAAAAACCAGCATTAGGTAAAATATCTCCAGCCACACCCAATATGCTAGGTGCAGCTTTTGATAAAAATTTCCCAACTTTTGTTTCAGAGAATTTCTTCTTAGGCATTAGTACTTCTTTTTCTTAGCAGGAGCTTCGGTTTTAACTTCTTCTCCTTTTCTTGCTGCTCTTATTTTAGACCTAGCATCTTTTCTAGCCGCTTTATTAGCTGATCTGTTTTCTTTTCTAGCAGCTCTCTTTTCTACTCTATCGGCTTTTCTTTCAGCTCTTTTAGCTTTACGCTCTTTAATTTTTTCAACCTTAGCATCTCCTTTTGCTGTGATTTTTTCAGCTTTAGTTTGCTTTGGTTTAGCCTCTGTTAACGACTTAGTTTCTGTTGTCTTAGTCTCCGTTGGCTTAGTTTCTGTTTTCTTAGAGGCAACATCTTTAGCTAACTGATCTTTAGTCTTACCAGCTTTTTTAGAATCAGCTGTAGGATTAGTTGTGCCATATTTTTTAGTATTATAAGACTTAGCAGCTTTTTCAAACTCCTCGTAAGTTTTATACTTCTTTTTATCAGCATCAGCATAAGCATCTTTGTAAGATACGGCTTTTCCTGATTTACGGGTTTCAGCATTTTTCTCTGATTGAGTTTTTCCTTTTGGTGCATTTAGAGAAAACTCTTTGTTCTTTTTATCGTCTGAAGCTTGTTGCTCAGCTGTTAAAGGTCTGTCTCTACCATCTTCACCTATGTCTTTAGCTGGAGAAGTCATTTTTGTAGGTGCAGGTTTTTTACTATTTACACCTAGGTTAGGTATAATTGGGCCTTCTGATCCACCGTGGAATATGCCTTTAGCAATTTCCGAAATTGGTCTTTTAAATCGTTTCATTGTTTTATTAATTAAGTTGGGTTATTTTTTATATTTAAAATTTTTAAGCGCAGGGCTTTTCTTTTTTAAGCCAAATTTTACAGGCGCTTTTTTCTTATCATTACCTGTTACTTCAGCAGTACTTGTTACGCTAGAGTCTTTATAAGTAATATCATCTTTTTTACCATGTTTAGTTTCGTCATACTGTTCTTTCTGAGTACTTGTCTCAGTTTTACCAGCTGTATCTCTACCTCTTCTAGTACCTATACCTTGATTAAATTCTTGAGTAGCATCTATTGTTCCATCTGATTTTCTATCTTCAGATTTACCCATTCTAAAATCAGCATATTCAGTCGCGGTAGCAAAAGGTTTACCTGTAGTAGGATTTATCGTGTTTTTGCCTTTTTTATCGAATTTTTTACTATACTTATTAAATTGTCTTAAATCTTGATTAGCATCTCTTTTTTGAACACCTTCAGCCCATTTAGCGTTTACAGAAGCAGCCCAACCCATATTGTAGTTAGACTTAGTTCCTGGGGTTGTAGTTTCTACTTTTTCTTCGTTTTCTTTAACGTCGTATTTTTTATCTACAGTACTAGCTGTTCTATGGCCATCAGCTTCTTCTCTATCATATCTTGCTTGTTTTTGATCAGCAGTTTCGTTTTCTAAATACTTTACCCAGTCCTCGTTAGACATTTGGTTCTCATAACTAGTACCAGTTCTACCACCAGCAGTAGTAGTTGTAGTTTCTGTTACATCACCAAACTTATCACCAACAAAACCTTTACCCATAGATTTTTTAATCTCATCTTTAACACTTTTAGCAGGAGACGCGTATTTTCCAGCAGCAGCAGTAGCACCAGTAGCACCAGCACCATCTACTATGTTTTCGTTGTTCTCATCAGTTTTTACAACCTCATCTACAGAAGTGTCGTCTTTTTTCTCTTCATTAGTTGCAACAGGTTCTGACTTAACGGGTTTTTTACCACCTTTAGTACTCAAGTCTTGGTAAGTTGGAGCAGCATCAGCAGCGCCAGATATTAAAGCAGCATTTGCTTTAAACGCTGAAGATTTTTTTATTTTTTCATAAATTGTTCCCATATTATTTATACTTTTACTTTGTTATAAGCTTCTTTTTCCCAAGGTAGGTTTTTCGCTCCCTCTTTCATATTAGCTCTTGAATATTTTTTACCCTTCCAATAAACGTAGTCATCATCATAGTCAAGATCACCTCTTTCCATTTGGTCTAAGTGAACTTTTTCATGATCTATAATCTTACTAGCTCTTGTTGAGTTTAACTTTACTGATCTATCTACATATATACTACCGTCTTTATTAGCCTCAGCTAACACACCATCTTCTAGATCTTTTTTAACAATAGGAGCATGTTCATGATCTTGGCTACCAAAATCAACACCTTTCATCTTAAAACCCATTTACTTTTTTTCCATTACCTTACTTGCTATTGCTGGAGCAATTGCAGCAACTAATGGAGCTATTTTAGCTGGTGAATCTCCACAATCACATTTTTTTGGCATACCACACCCACAGTCTGACATTTTACTTTGTCCAACACCTAGGTTTTGCGGTCCTATTCCTTTTGGTCCCATATTATCTTTCTTTGTCTTTTATCATATCATCAATAGCCTTATTATAGACTTTATCTGTATATGATTTGTTATTAAAAAATTTATTTCTTTCTGATGTAGGAAGGTCTTCTTCGCCTAATAATATGCGATATATCCTACTTATTAATTGGGAGCATTTAAATGATGTCTTAAAAATGCTGTATTTGATTGTAGTGCGGTTACGATGTCTCCAAACTTCTATCCATTCCTGCTTGCGTAATCGTTCCCATCGGTTCTTATCCCATGAATATGTATAAGCGCCGTCTATAAAGTCATTACGTGTAAATCGCGATTTGCAATCTAAATAGACTAAAAGTTCTAAATCAGCGTCAGTTAGCCCATAAGTTTTACAGGCCCATTTTCTAACAAGCCTGTAATACTTAAATAATTGTATATCTCTTATATCTGATGCAGTTAGCTTCATTCTACTAATACAACATCTCTTATTGTGATAACGTGATATAACTTATCTTTCCAAGTCATACCGTTTCCAGCATGAGAATCGTGATGTACTATATCACCGACTTTAACGCCTTCAACTAAATTACCTACACTTATAACTTCAGCCTTTAAATACCTATTGTCAACATCTAGTTCTTCTGTTAATTCCAAACCACCTATTGTTTTAGGTTCTTCTTTTATTTTTTCTACGATTATATAATAATTAACTGCTTGCATTGTCTATTCTTGTATTAGAGATTACACAATCCGCAGAAATTATAGTAGAAACAACACTAACTGCGTTCTTCAGTGCTGTTTTAGTTACTAACACTGGGTCTATAACTCCAGCTTCAATCATGTCAACGTACTTTCCAGTAGTTACATCTATACCAAACCCTTTAGCTGCACCCGTTTTTTGAGTATCTTCAATACCGGCATTATCGAGTATCGTATTAAAAGGTGCTAATATAGCTTCTAGCAATATTTTTTCGCCAGTATTTACAGCGTCGATGTTTATTGAAGCATCAAATAGAGCAACTCCACCACCGGGAACAATTCCTTCTTGCAAAGCTGCTTTTGTAGCGTAAATAGCGTCTTCTACTCGGTCTTTTTTCTCTTTTAACTCAACTTTCGAGTCAGCACCGACCTTTATAACACCAACAGATCCAGACAACATGGTCAACCTGTCCTTAAGTTTGCCTTTAATATAGTCGTTTTTCTCTTTTTTTATCTTTTTTCTGATATCCTTGATTCTTTCAGTTAATTCATCACCAATTACACCAGTTGTTAGGACTGTAGTTCTGTTATCTGTTACAGATTTCACCACTTCACCCAAACAATCTGGCTGGATTAGATCTAAATCGTCTCCAAGCTCTTCATTTATGACTGTAGCACCTGTTAGTATTGCTAAATCTTCCATAGTATCACCCTTTGTAGGTCCGAAACCAGGTGGATCTATGATGTTAACCTTAATATTACCCTTAATTTTGTTCATTAAGAGCGCTGATTTTACTTGTTGGTCAACATTTGCGACAATTAGCAGTGATCTCTTGTTTTTTATAACATATTCTAGTATGCTCTGTATTCTCCTAATGTTAGGAATTTCAGAAGCTACTTGTAATACTACTGGGTTTTCTAATACTGCTGTTTGTCTTTCTTTATCTGTCACCCAGTGTGGTGAGGTTAAGTGGCTTTTTAGCTGAACACCGTCAACTATTTCAACAAATGTGTCATTTGTGTCACTTTCCTCCATTAATACCGTACCGTCCTTACCTACTTTTTCGTATGCTTCTGCGATAATCGCTCCAAGTTCTGCATCATTGTTGCAACTAATGGTTGATACGTTTTTGAGCTGAGATCCTGATACTGGCGTGGCGTGTTCAGAAAGGTATTTGTTAACCTTCTCAAGACCGGTGGAAATACCGTTCTTAATATCTCTTGTAGATATGTGTACTTCATTGTTATATACTGTTTGTAAAAGTGATTGAGCAAGAACGATAGCTGTAGTAGTACCGTCACCTGCTTCTCTCACTGTATTTTTCGATGCCTCTTTAATAAGGGTAGCACCTATGTTTTCAACCGGATCGTATAAGACTACAGAATCTGCGACTGTTACACCATCTTTTGTGATTACCGGTTTACCTGTTGCGTCTTCGTATATTACACACTTTCCAGACGCTCCTAATGTTGATTTAACAGCAGAGGCCAGTTTATTGACCCCTGTTGTTATTTTCTCTTTTGCCTCGTCGCCAAAGTTTAAGTCCTTGACAATCTGGCTTGGTAGATTGTATTCCATTTGATTTAATTAAATTAGATTAGATTGATTTTACTTGAATGTCTTAACTACTTTTGGCCCTTTTAAGAAGTCTACTTTCTTAGCATAGTGATCGATGCTTCCATCAATTGCAGCTTCTGCTCCGTCCATAGTTTCTCTTCTTGTAACGTCATGCCATTTTTCACAGCATGTATCTTCTTCAGGATCACATGGACAATCGATGTCTTTGTATTCCGTTTGGAAGAAACCGTTAGGTAGTTGTACAATCCTCCAGTTCTTTTTTTCTGAGAGGTGTTTCCAAAGTTTTATCTGGTCTTCGGAGATTTGTGGTTGACTATTCCACGTATTAGTCTTGTAATAAAAATACGTCATTATTAAGGTATTTAGGTTAATTGAGACACTTTGGTTTAGCGGGTCTCAGTTGCGCTCTATGCTGTGGTTAGGATTTTACTTCTCCTCTAGTATGTGTAGCTCTGTTATAAGCTATCGATGTTCTTCTTGTTGTTCCGTCCGCAAGATGATGAATATCACTGTCTGAACGTTGGCCTATACGCTGGTTTTCTGCACGTTTCTTTTTTCTAGCTGGACTGTTTGCCGCAGCCAAATCTCTAGCACGCTTTGCAGCTAATGCTTCTCTTGATAATCCTTGTGAATTCCCTGCTCGTTTTGTTGCCATAGTAGTATTATTACACGCTCTGTTTTAAATTTAATAAAAGTATGACACTTGCCTATTACTAGATACTCTTATATAGGCTAATGTCACATAAAAAAAAAGTTGTTAGATAATTAGAGGTACTGCATTTCCCCCCTCCCCCACCCGTATTCACTCCGTAGAAAAACGCAATTATTTTAGCCAGCCCCCACTCATCTTTATCATTTACATATGACAGTTTGACATGACACATTGACATGTTCGCATCACTACTATTTTCTTATTTCTATTTTATATATATAATTTCACATATTACTTTCACATACTAAATACGAGACTAAATGGATAATATAAATGTAAATAAAATCTATTATGAATAAGATATTGAGAGACAGTGTGGAATGGTTTCTGTGAGTTCGATTCTCACCTACTCATCTAACAATTAAAATAATTAAAATGAAAAGAAAGTTTCAACACTTTGCAATCAATGCGATATTGGTTTCGCTTGCAACACTAGCATTCACAGGAATAATAACTATTATGTATCACTTGGCTTTTAATAATCCAACAATAACTTACGGCGGATGGTAGAACTACTTGACAAAATAGCACAAGAAACATACGGTGAATTTGGATTCGCTACATGTACTGACGAGCAACAACTAGAAATAATAAGTAATAATTTAACAACTAAATAATATGCAGTGGATTTTAACATGCGAAAACGGTAAGCAAATAGATATGTCAAGCGATATACTAAAGCAAATGGAAAGAAAAATAACAAGACAAGATGTTCTTGAAAGAATTGAGTTTTATAAATCAACTAATAAAAAATAATAATATGTATAGAAAATATCAAACTAATCAACAAGCGTGGGATGAAGTGACACGTAACTACAATGAATCACTAAGACGAACAGAAATCTGTAAAGAAATGTTTGGTCAAGAAAATCTAAAAGGTTTAACAGATGAGCAAAGAGAATCATTCTGGAAAGCAGTATAATACAATCTAAATACGAACTGAGTTGGATAATAATATAAATATGAATATGAAAACATTTAAACAAGTAAACAAAACTACCATCAGAGTAAAAGATGGCGACAACTACTCAACCTATAAAGGCTATGATATTGGCTCTTTACCTCCAACATTTGGCTTCTGGTTTAATCCAGAAACAGAGAAAGAAGGTATTGGTGAATGGTTTAACTACAAAGGTTTAACTTATATACAAAAATAATAATAATATGACTAAAAGAAAATACTTTGACGATTTAACTCTCGAGGAGATGTTTAAATCACATGACTGGACTTATATGTACGCTGATGACAATAGATATTACACATCAGGTAGAAGACAGAAAGAATTGATAGATAATAAAATAGAACAATCAGGTGGATGGTCACAAGATATTCTTAAACTACACAACGCTCATTGCCCAAAACCAATGCAGATCAGTGAAGAATGGCTAGAAAATCATTTACTAAAACAATAAATATATGAAGACTATATATAAAGGTGATGCTCGTTATGAAAAAATAAAAGAGCAGATGGATTTACTAAATATAACTGATGTAAGTACTGAAAAACAAATTAAAAACGGTACAATAATCTGGAGATTACCATACAAACTAAGAGGTAATTACGTAGAATATGGTGCTTTCTCTACAGGTTATGTAAGAAATCAAGGTAATCAGTGTCATTCTAACTGGCAATGTAACAAAAGAGTCAAAAGTGAACCTCAATATTATCCTGACTATAAATGGTGCGATAAAACAAATCAAAGCATAGCGACAGGTAAATTTAATAGATACTACAGTAGAATATGTGTTTTAATACCTACAGAAATAGATAGATTAGAGTATATGATGAAATATATAGTTAAAAATGAGTTTGTCAAGCGTGCTAAAACTTTAGAAAGAGATTACATACCAAGATGGAAGTATGATTACTTAAAAAAAGAAAAAGTACAAGAAACTATCAACGAAGTAACATTAACAGTAAACGGACAAAGATATAATATAATATAATATGGAAAAAAGTAAATTAAAAGAACTATACTTAGAACACCACGGTTCTACACTAGATACAGTAGATTTTAAAGGTGGTTATGATTTTATAATGAATCAAGAATACACTGCAGATGGCTATGACTTATTTTTATGTCATGACGGTAAATCTGCTGTTTGTTTAAGTGAAGATGTATATTACTACTCTCATGATTTAACAGATGTACTCAAAAATGCTATACACGGCGCCCAGTCTATATACTGTGGTGAAGAGATATATGATGAGTGTTATATTAATGATGAGTGGGAAGAATGGTGTCTTGAAGACGGATTAGTAGAGTATAATGACGAAGACGAACTAGTTATTACAGACTAAATACGATTACCATTGGATAATATAATAAACGAATATATGAATTGTAAAAAATGTAACAATACAATACCTCAACAGCGGCTAGCATTTGGTTATACTTCCTGCGTTAAATGTAGCACTACAGAAGCTTATGGTTGTGTTAATATCACTTACCACAAAACTGGCAACACTATCCAAATTATGCCAAAAACCCAAGCAGCTAGAATACGTAAGCTATCCGCTCGTAGAGGTTACGGAACATGTTTAAGATAATAATATGAAAGAATACTACGAATTTAATAATGAACAAGAGTACGAAGAGTACGCCCAGTTAATGTGGTTAATAAATAATAACAAATGAAAGAATATACAGTAACATATCTACCTCATATGAGAGAAGACAAAGAGTGGATCAATGTAAACGCTAAGTCTGAAGAAGATTTAGTACTTAATTTTAAAGCAGGAGTAATATTAAATATAGAGTAAAATGAAAGAAAATGTAAGAGTAAATGGATGGGACTTTGAATATGTAAGTCAAGATGATGGCAATGACCAGTTCTATCAGTGTAGAGGTGAGGTAATGTATGATGACGAGCATGACCAAATACCTGAACCAGCGTTGTGGGATGCAGCGTTGAAGTTAGAAAAAGAATTAACTGAAGAAGGTTATAGATGTGATGCAAATCACAGTGAAAAAGGATGGGTTGAAGTATCAATATTTGGCAAGATATGAGTAAGTTAGACGAAATAATAGACAAAGAGTTAAAGATATTTGATAGATCAATAGTGGCTACACCAAGTGATAGAGAAAAATTAGATGCCTTCGCGGCGGCTAATCATGGAGTTAATGATTTTTTATTAACGCAGATGGCTGTACAGTTGGGTTACGTAACAGCTTTAAAATTTATAAAAGAAGAAGTAAACATATGAGTGATTCAGTAAAGAAATACTACGAAATGGTAGAAGACGGGGAAATAAAAGTAAACCCTGATAAAGTAAATCCTAGGTTAAGGTGTGAACAAAAAATACTAGACATAGGTCATGCTTTAAAAGAGTACGAAGGTAACGTCATAGATAAATGGCAGGTTATCAACAAGATAGAAGAAATAATGTCAAGGCTAGACGAGTAGCTTAATTAGATGAGTTTGAAGTTGATCATGAAAAATAGGTTATATGATGGATTCTCATACATAAGTGAATAGCTAGCAAAGGAAACTAGGTCAGGCAAAACATTGTACAAGTAAACGTTTTCACGAGCTTGTAGTGTAGATGGGCTACCGACGGGTATGAGGTTCGAATCCTCACTAGTTACAAACTAAATACGAATACAGTTGGATAATATAATTAAATAATAAATATGATAAAAATTAAAACCGTCTACGACAAGTTATTGCCCGACGTTAAAACAGAATTGCAGTCAAGTGCTAGAAAGTATAATTCTGCTAAAAGGTTAAAGTATACACTAATGTCTAAAACTATGTGGCATGAACTTACAATAGATGAGATGAGAGATCTTATGACTTATGGTAACTTAACTACTTACAAACTAGATCCATTTAGCTTTATGTATGGTGATAATATACTTGTAAAATGAGCAAGTTAAATATACCAAAATGGTTTAAAGGTAGCGTGTATAACGAAGGTGATACCGTTACCAATCCATTCAGCGGCGAAAGCTATGAACTAACTGGCTTAGAGTTAAGTATTTACGACTTTATAATGGGTTGTCAATACGTATTTGAAGTAGCACCAAAAGCTGCAACGCCTCAACAAATCAAAGACTTTCATAAAGGTATTGATTGGTTTAGAAAACATAACACTAAAGCTTATATGGTATTATTAGATTAATGCTATACACATTGCGCGGTAGAGCAGCTGGTAGCTCGTTGGGTTCATATCCCAAAAGTCGGAGGTTCGAGTCCTCCCTGCGCACCTAAATAATAATATATGAATACAATAGAATTTAATAAACTAGTACACGAACTAAACGAGTACTCAAACAATGTAATGTCAAAGAAAGGTCCTGAGTATACTCAAGAATCAGCAGACGTTTTAAACAATTTTAAAGCAACAGCAAAAAGAATAGGTATATCACCGTTAAAAGTATGGTCTATATTCTTTGACAAACAAGTGCAATCAATAATGTCTCATGTCAATAATCCCAATCTTGACAAGGCAGAAAGCTTAGAATCTAGGTTCGCAGATGTTATAAACTACTGCAGATTAGGTCACGCTTTATTTACAGAAAGAGAATCGGGAATAATTAAAGAAGTATTTAACAATGATAACTAAAAATGAATTTCAATCGTACGTAGACGTACAAATGTCAGGTGTAACTAATATGTTTGATGTAAGAACAGTAGAGTCTATATCTGGTCTTTCAAAAGCTAAGATTATGGATATAATGAAAAACTATAGTCAATATGACAAAACTTTTAAACTAGAAGAAAATGTCGACTAGAAACCTAACAATGGTAGTGGATAGGAAATATGCAGAGAACCATGAACTTGGTTTTGCTGCTCCTCCCACATTTTTTCATGACAATAGCTATGTAAACATGTATTTACATCATGATGGCTATCCTGAATGGCAAGGTGTGCAAATAGCAAATTGGCTTCATGCTAACCCAACTAGTGACGGTAGCCGTTTAGCTGCTAAGTTAGTTCATGATATGTACTATGACAGTTGCTATTTATATCCTGATCACTCTAATATAGATCATCACTACACTTATATTATATTCTCAGGCAAACAAGACAGATGGGTTAGTTGTTATGACAATTACTCGAACGAAACTGTATTTGTACTAAAACCAGAGAAGATTATATCTAAATATATGAGAGATATGGAGTACACTGATTTTTCAAACAATGAAACTAGAAAAAAACAAAGAGAAGTTTATACAAACTAAATACGAACGTAGTTGGATAATATAAATATGACAGACGAACAATTAACAAAGTTAGCAGACTTGATAACAGAAAGGTTAATCAACCATCGTAATGAAAAAGATATAGCTTGGCATGACAAAAGCCCTATAACAATAGAAGATTTGCTTGAAGATATGCCTTTAAGTTTCAAAGAAACTCCTGAAGAACATATCATAGGTGAAATTGCACGTCTTACTACTCTTCTAATGATGTATCAAGAACAAGAAGAATACAGAAAAATGCAGATAATACAAAATAAAATTAACAGATTACAGAATAAACTAGATAAACTATGATAAAACCAATGCTCGCATACAAAGTAGGCAACAAACCTGTCGACTGGTCCGAGAAAGTGTACATACAACCTAAGCTTGACGGCGTTCGTTGTGTTATACAGCTCGATCCCAACGGAGAAGTTGTGGCACATTCACGTACAGGTAAACAATTTTTCAATATAGCTCACATCACAAACTCGTTGCACTATTTTCTTACGCAACACCCTGATGTCGTCCTCGACGGTGAGTTGTATAATCATGATCTAAGAGATGATTTCGAAAAAATTATATCATTAGTCAGAAAGCAAAAACCAACTCCATCAGACAGATCAGAGGCTGGTAAGATGATACAATTTCATTGTTACGACTACATAGAAACTGTAATGAATCAACCGTATAGCTACAGAATGAATCAACTCGCGACTAGTGATATGTATTCTTACTGTGTTATGCATGTTAAAACTCTACGTGCTCTTAGTGACCTGCAAGCAAAAGCGATTCACAAATGTAACTTAGAAGCAGGTTACGAAGGCTCAATCCTAAGATTAGACAAAGCATATCAGCAGAAACGCTCTTATAACTTACAAAAGTTCAAAGACTTTTCCGACACTGAAGCTACTATCATAGGTTATGTAGATGGTAAAGGCAAGAGGACGGGTACGCTAGGCAAGTTCATAATGCGAGATGACGAAGGTATAGAGTTCGGTTGTCCACCGGGCAAAGGCTATACCTACAAGGATCTAGCTAATATGCTCGATAATATAGGTGACTATATTGGCCAGCGTGCTACCTTTACCTACTTCGAACGTACTAAAGCTAACAGCTACAGACACCCATTGTTTAAAACTATTCGTAACTATGAATAGAGATAAACATATATGGGAAGGTTGGACGGTTGGTTGCTTCATTGATGATATAGAACCTATATTTGATATGTGTGCTCCGTTCCATGACAAACAAAGTCTTAAAAGATGGGTTGCACAAGAACAACCTTATTATAAAAAACATATACCAGAAGTATATAATTACTTTTTAAAAAAATCAGGATTATGACAAAAACAATATGGAAATTATATAATGAGAATATGATTAGCATAGACGTAGCTAACGAGTTGTTAGACGCGTGGTATGAAAGAAACAGTAGAAAATATAAATAATGATGAATATAGTAACTACATTATTAGCTTCAGTTTATGTGACAGCAACTATTTACCACGCTGTACCATCGCAAACTGATAGCACACCATTTGTAACAGCCAGCAATTCTAGAATTAATCCCGAGAACCCTCAGGGTCACAGATGGATTGCAGTCTCAAGAGACCTAGAAAAGCTTGGCTTTACATTCGGTACAAAAGTTTGTGTGTACGATGCTGGTACATTGTCCGGTGAATGGACAGTACAAGATCGAATGAACAAACGATGGACTAAAAGAATAGACTTTCTAGTTAATGAAGATATAACTGGAGGTAAGTGGAATAATATAAAAATAGAAATTATAAAATGAATATATTTTATTTAGATAAAGATCCAGTTAAAGCCGCACAGGTACAATATAATAAGCATGTTGTTAAAATGATTCTTGAATCGGCTCAGATGTTATGTACCGCACATCATTTACTGTGTCCAGAAGAATCAGACAATATACCTTATAAAATCGCCCATAAAAACCATCCATCAACTGTATGGGTTAGACAAAGTGCTAGCCATTATTCTTGGCTGTACTATCATATGATAGCATTAGGTGAAGAATATACTAAAAGATATGGTAAAACACATTTAACTATTACTAAATGTAAAGACGTTCTTGCTAAATATCCAGGTGGTATATTCCACGTAGGATTTGAAGAACCTCCACAGTGTATGCCTGATGAGTACAAACACGAAAGTGCTATACACGCGTACTGGAACTACTATATAGGCGATAAGTCAGCTATATGTAATACCAAAAAAGAGAAATTATACACAGAAATACCTAATAATATAGCCGTATAAGTATGACAAATAAACTAAGAAAAAGATTAAACAAAAATAATAAAATTATTTTTTTAACATTAAAACCAAAGGGGACTGTGACAACAGCCCTTAAGATATAACTAGTAACGGGCTTATGTCACAAGACAGAAATATAAAGTGGCTAAATAATAGACGCATCGTCTACAGGAGAGATCCTACTACCGATGTACCTACTATTGAGACAGAACAATATAAATACTACGCTGATGGTACATACCAATGTTATCACTTGTTTAATAGCAAGGCTAAGATAACTACGTATAAATCGTTAAAGTGGCATATGCTTGTATTGTATTATCTAAATGAAGATACAACACACGACTCGACTGGAGAAGGAGGTAGTATTGAACGAGTGTTTAGATTTATAGCTGATAAAGAAAATGGGTTTGTTACATTTTTTATTAAAAGCAGAATATTAGATGAAATGATAGAAAACGTTATGACAATAGGTGGTGAACCACCAGCTAATAAAATGCGTAAAGTAGTATTTAAACCCTACAATGGACTGAGTTTAAGTGAAAAACTTAGCATAGTAGGTAAATTAATAGGTAGATCTTCAGAAGTAGATGAAGAAGCAATCTACCAAACAATGTTAGATTTAAATGAGTTTGGAAAAAAGATTACAATAAGTAGGATAGCTGGTTTGCTCAACTGTTCTACTAGAACAATATATAGAAATATGAGCAATCAACTTAAAAACGAAAAAAAAATATTAAATGAAGAAATATAATATACCCGGTTATATAATCGATAAAGAAGATTTAAAACAATCGTTAGCTAGAATACCTGAACATGGAACAGACTATAATTTATATACTAGAGATCAACTTATAATTAAGTTTTGTCCATTGGCAGAGAATATAGCTAGAAAATTTTCAACTAGTCAACAAGCCTCTGGTGTTATGAGTATAAGAGATTTAATACAAGAGGGTAGAGCTGGCTTAACTAAAGCTGTTGATAGAATTGATTGGGAAAGACTAAATGAATCTGAAGATAAAGAAAAAACAATAAAAAGTTTTTTATCAAAGAGAATACGAGGTGCTATCCGTAGATCAATAGATATTAACAGAGGTGACATACGTATACCTGAACATAAATTAAACGAAATACGTAGAAACTTTGGCAAGGATAAAAAAATGGTGTCGATGTTTTTTAATAGTATATTTTTAAGCATAGATGATAAACCTAATAATGATGAGAACATGGTATATCAGATACCAGACAAGTCTGAGCCTTATAATATGCAATTACTTAATATATATTTAACTGGTTTGTTAAAGAAACATTTAGATGATAGAGAGTATAATGTATTGAGACTTAGCTATGGATTAGATTGTGACAAGCATTCAGCAAAGCAAATTGCAACTGAATTAAACATCGAAGGATCTAGCTCTTACGTGAGAGTTTCACAGCTAAAAAAGCAAGCGGTAGATAAGTTAATAGAAAACGTAGACCACTCGCAAGTGCTTGATTACCTATAAGTTAGGTGACCAGGTTAATTTAAATTTACAAATCTATATGTAATTATATATATAGACCAAAAACCTTAGATATGAAAGAATTAAACCAAAAACTAGCAATAGTTCAGACTAAGCTAAAAACCAAGAAGACAAGCTATAACAGCTTCGGTAAATACTTTTTCCGAAAAGCTGAAGACATTCTTGAAGCTGTCAAACCATTTCTAATCGAACAAGGCATTACGGTTAAAATAACCGAGGAGATGATCTCCGCAGATCCTGTTCCAATCATTCAATCAACGGCAACAATATCAGATGGCGATAATGCTATACACGCAACCGCAGTAGTAGGAGTAGACCTTAATCAAAAAGGTATGCAAACAGCGCAGCAGTTCGGTGCAGCCTCGTCTTATGGTAAGAAATATGCGTTAGGAAATTTATTTTTAATAGACGACACGGCTGATGCTGATAGTACTAATAAGCACGATTCAAAAGCTGTTAGTAAAATAAAACAAGCATCAAAACCAAACATAACAACAGCACAGTTAAGTAAGGCTGTAGACTATGTTAAATCAGGTGGTAAGCTCGAGGCTATAACTAACAAATACAATGTTTCTAAAGCTCAGTTGACTGAACTAACAACGTTATAAATGAAGAAAACAGAAATTATTGAAAGACTAAGAAATGATGAGGATTACTACGGTAAGTTTGGAAAACAATACTTAAGTAACTCAGATATTTACACTCTTTTAAACAATCCCTTGGCTTATGGCACGCCAATGAAACCATCAGCTGCTTTTTTAGTAGGAGGATATTTTCACACTGCAATACTTGAACCAGATAAACTGAAAAAGTATAAAGTTATAGAATCTAGCACTCGTAATACAAAAGCATACAGGGAAATGTCAGGTGGTGAGTTGTGTTTATTACAACATGAGGTCGATAAAATAGAATTAATGCAAGAAAAACTTATGAGCTTAGATATTGCGTCAGAACTTATTAGAGGTACTGAAGGTAAGCCTAATGACTACGAAGTACCTGCTATAAAAGAAATAGCTGGTATGACGTGGAAAGGTAAGGCAGATATCATAAATCATAACGAAAAACTTGTTATTGATCTCAAGACCACCGGTGACATTAAGAAATTTCAATGGTCTGCTTCTAAGTTTAATTACGATAGTCAAGCGTACATATACAGTAAACTATTTGGTTATGAAATGCTATTCATAGTAATAGACAAAGAAACCTTAGAAATAAATATATGTGACTGTTCTCCGCAATTTTACGAACGAGGCAAGGAAAAGGTAGAACAAGCAGTTGAAGCTTACAAGCTGTTTTATGATACCGAGGGTTTTGACCCTAAACAATATTTCGTAAGCAAAACACTTTAAATTTAATAAAATGGCAAGAACAAAAAAAAGAGTATGTAGTGTAACTGGTATTAACACTAGTGTAAACAATTTTTATACAAATCAAAACCACGTAAAAGCCGTAGATAATCTACGCAGAACGACAAGCGCTACTAAAGAGCAAATGTCTAGAATGTTTAACCAAATTAATCAATACGCATAATATGGCAAGTATAATTAAAGCAAGTATAAACTTGAACAACATACCCAAAGATAAGATCTATGTGGGTAAGAAGGGTAAGTATTTACCCATCACAATTACATTGAATGATGAGTTAGATCAGTTCGGTAATCAGGGTCCTGTAGTAGTTGAACAAACTAAAGAGGAAAGAGAAACTAAAACTGAAAAGACTTACCTAGGTAATGTAAAAGTAGTATGGACGAACGGTTCTAATGTTGAAGTTGCTCCACGAGATGAAGCACAGGCTGCACCAGCTATGCCACAAGCACAGGCTGCTCCGGTTGAAGATGATTTACCGTTTTAATAAATAATTTAAATGACAGTAGAAGATAAAGAGATTAATGGATTTTTGATTGACAAGTTCAATCAACACAACTTAGAAGTTGGGAAGACTCAGGGTGTTTGCCCTACCTGCTCACACACTAGGAAACCTAACAAGCAGAAGCTTAAATGTGCTTCTTACGATTGGGAACGTGGTCTCGGAACATGTCATAACTGTAGTACCTCGTTTCAATTACATACGTACCAACGTAAAGGTCAAGCTGAAAAAGTTTACATAAAACCAACCGTAAAGGTTGATGAAGAAAGACCTGAGTTTGTAAGTGATAAAGTAATTGAATGGTTTAAGACTAGAGGAATATCAGCTCAGACTCTTGCTAGCTTAAAAGTTAGTGAGGGTTCTGAGTGGATGCCTCAAACTCAGAAACAAGAAAATACAATTAAGTTTAATTATTATATGGGCGGTGAGCTTATTAATATAAAATACCGTGACGGTAGAAAAAACTTTAAACTGTATAAAGGTGCTGAAAAGATATTTTATAATATCGATAGTACAGTTGGTCATGATTCATGTATAATTGTAGAAGGTGAGATGGATGTGTTGGCGTTACACGAAGCAGGTATAACAAACGCTATATCAGTTCCAAACGGTGCTACGTTAAACACTAATAACTTAGAGTACTTAGACAATTGTATAGATTACTTAGAAGATAAAGATAAAGTTATTTTAGCTGTCGATAACGACGAGGCTGGTAATGCTTTAAAACAAGAATTAATACGTAGGCTCGGTGCTGAAGTATGTTTTCTTGTAGACTTCGCTGATTGTAAAGATTCAAACGAATACTTAACCAAACATGGTGCTGATGCCTTAAAAAGTGCTATACACGCATGCAAGCCTGTACCGCTAGAAGGCGTTAGTACATTATATGATATAGAAGATGAACTTAAAGACTTTGTTAAAAATGGATTCAAACCAGGGTTTCAAGTTGGTTTGGAAAACTTTGATAAGATTTTTTCAACATACACATCTCAGTTTATTACTGTTACTGGCATACCTAGTAGCGGTAAGTCTGATTTTGTTGATCAGATGGTTGTAGGTTATAACAACAACTACGGTTGGAAGACGGCTTTTGCTAGTCCCGAAAACCAACCTACTTATTTACATGCTCACAAGCTAATGAGGAAGGTTTGGCAAGATATGCCTAGACCTTCTGATATTGGTGGAGAGTCTTGGAACAGGGTAGCAGATCACGTTAATGATAACTTCTTTTTTATAGACATGGACAGATATACTTTAGAAGCTGTGCTTAAAAAAGGCGCTGAGCTAGTCAAAAGAAAAGGTATAAAATGTTTAGTACTTGATCCATTCAATAAAATAAGAGATGTAAACTGTAAGACAGAAGATGTTAACAGGTATACTATGGAGTATTTAACAAAGATCGAAACATTTGCTAAGAAATATGATGTATTAGTTTTTGTAGTCGCTCACCCAACTAAAATGTACAAAGATAAAGATGGTAAGATTGAAGAACCAACAATGTACAGTATTAAAGGTGGTGGTGAATGGTATGATGCTAGTTATCACGGTATATTAGTTCATAGAGATTATGAGGCTAAAACTGTTAAGGCTAAAGTTCTAAAAGTTAAGTTCCAAAACCTGGGTGAAAACCAAGCTGAAGCTCATTTCAAATGGGAACCAAGATCAGGTTGTTTTATACCTGAGATAACTGATAAAGTAGTGGAAGATGCCTTACCGTGGGAGTAAGAAGACAAAGTATATGGGTGAAAACCCATTTGCAACTATGTCAGCAAACGCTAAGGCTCATAGGTGGTGTTTTAAAAATAACATTTTTATCACACCTGTAGAAGCTGGTTATCAAAGTAGAACTTGGTACTTAGAAATACAGTTAGGTAGCAAGACGTTTAAAAGTCCAGAAACATATGGACCAACAGACGTTTGGGAAAAGATGTATGAATTTTATAAATATTATTACGATAAATATGAGAAAGAGATTTAAAAATGCTAATAAAGCTTATGAGGCTGTTCTTGATGAGATATTACAAAACGGTGTAGATTTTGGTGACACAAAAGCTATATTTAATTGTGGTTTTTATATAGACAACCCAAGCCAAAAGCATATAACAAACGCTGAGCGTAATTGGAGTCAAAAGTATGCAGCTGCAGAATGGGCTTGGTACTTGTCTGGTGACCCTAATATAATTAAGTTAGGTCAACTGTATGGTAAGATACCACCTATATGGGAACGTATGGCTGATAGTGATGGTAATGTTAATAGTAATTATGGTTATCAATGGATGCGTAACAACCAAATAGATTATGTTGTTGCTAAACTTAGAGATAATCCAGACACTAGACACGCTGCTATAAGCATATATGATGCTAAAGAATATGATAAGTATGCTAAAGACACTCCTTGTACGTACGCAGTACAATTTACAATAATTAATAATAAACTATGTATGTCTGTTTATATGCGTTCTAATGACATCTGGTACGGCTTTTGTAATGATCAATATCAATTTGCATCATTGCAGGAAATGATTGCAGACAGGCTGTATATTGAGACCGGATGGTATTACCACCATGCACACAACATGCATTTATATAACAACAAATTATGATGTATCATTTATACCATATACCTGGTAAAAAGATAGGTGTAACCTGTGATCTTAATAACCGGGTCACAAAACAACAAGGCTATAAAGCTGATGAATATGAAGTATTACTTAGTAGCGACGATATAGATTATATATCAAACATGGAGATACAGTTACAAAAAGCTCATGGCTACAAGGTAGATAGAAAATTATATAAAAATTTAAAACCAATAACCGATATGAAGATAAACGTGACAGAGCAAACCACAACATTCCCTGTACCAGTTAATAAACTGAAAGGAAGATTGATGGATAATATAGGTATGAGCTGGAATACCGAGCATGGAGAGCTAAATATAACAACAGCAACAATTGATTGGATAATGAAAAACGTTAAAACATCAATGTATAACAATGACAGAAGCTATGTATATAACAAAGCGTTTGCTAGGTTTTACGATAATAACGATGTATATCCAAGAACTGGAGCCTTATCAATGGGCTCGAAAGCTTCTAAAAAACCTTTAAAAATGTTTGAAAACATTAGAGAATGGGCACGTGTTAGAGGCTTGTATGATGAAGGTAATCCACATACACAATACGTTAAGCTACAGGAAGAAGCTGGTGAGCTTGCAAAAGCATTACTTAAGGACGACCAAGTAGAAGTTGTAGACGCTATTGGCGATATGGTAGTTGTGTTGACTAACTTAGCACACTTGAGAGGAGTTAATATAGAAACTTGTATAACCTCAGCTTACAATGTTATAAACAAGAGAACAGGTAAGATGGTTAACGGAACATTTGTTAAAGATGAATAAGAGAACTATATTATTTAGAGACCCAGTAGTAGAACGTGTAGTAGATAAATTTGTCAGCAGATCTGACGTGGGTTTCAGTAAATACGGAAAAACTCTACACGACGAACGCACAACAGGTATTAAAGATCTTGGTAAATATCTTAATGATATACAAGAGGAATTAATGGATGCAGTGCTATACATACAGGCCGCACGCGAAGAGATCAGGGATCTCACAGAAGAGGCGATTATTAAATCAATCGAGGTTCATGAGGAAGAAGAAATTTAAACGTAAAAAAGGTCCGGTACAAGCAAAGAAGATATCATTTGATGGTATCGACTTTGCCTCAGGGCTTGAGAAATATATGTATATGGCATTAAAGAAAGCTAAAATAAAAGCTTTGTATGAAGGTCAAACGTACGAATTGTCTCCGCCATTTGATTTTAATTTTGAATCTTATGAGCGATGTGGTAACGGTAAAGGTGAATATAAAAACAGAGGTAATAAGAAAATACTTAATATAAAGTATACGCCTGATTTCATTGGTAAGAACTTTATCATAGAAACAAAAGGTAGAGCTAACGAATCATTTCCATTAAGATGGAAGTTATTTAAAAAACTTATAGCCGAAGAAAGACTAGAACCTTTTACCTTATACAAACCACAGAATCAAAAAGAATGCGATTTAACAGTAGAACTAATAAAAAATAAATTAATATGACAGCATGGGAAATTAACCTGGGATTGTTCCCCGGTATATTGTTTGGTTTCAGACAATATGAAGATTATGATAAAATAAAAACAGACTATGTTTTATACCTCGGTATTTTTGACGTATGTTTTACGGCTTATTACGACGAAGAGTAATGGGATTATTTGACGAAAGAATACCGTATAAGCCTTTTGAGTACCCTGACTATTACACAGAAGGTTGGTTAAAACAAGCGCAGGCATTTTGGTTACACACTGAAATACCTATGTCAGGAGATGTTAAAGATTGGAATGAATCGTTAACAAAGAAAGAGAAAAACCTGGTAGGAAATATCCTACTGGGCTTTGCTCAGACTGAATGTGCGGTAAGTGATTACTGGACACAGAAAGTAGTTTCGTGGTTTCCAAAACACGAAATACAACAGATGGCTATGATGTTTGGCTCACAGGAAACTGTACACGCTGTAGCATATAGTTATTTAAATGAAACGTTAAAGTTAGAAGATTATGAAGCGTTTTTACACGAACCAGCGACAGCTGCGAGGTTTGATAATTTGGTTGCTTACGATGGTAATGACACTATTGGTATTGCAAAAAGTTTGGCTGTTTTTTCTGCCTTTGCTGAGGGGGTTAGCCTTTATTCTGCTTTTGCTGTGTTATATTCTTTTCAATTAAGAAATTTATTAAAAGGTATAGGTCAGCAAATGAAATGGTCTGTTAGAGATGAATCATTACATAGTCGTATGGGTTGTCAACTATTTAGACATATGTGTGAAGAAGATAAAAGCTTACTAGATGCTTGTAGAGATGATATTGTTGAAGCAGCTAAAACAATGGTTGATCTTGAAGAGAAATATATAGATAAGATGTTTGAAATGGGAGATATTGAAGGTATAAAGTCCTATGATCTAAAACAATTTATAAGAAAAAGAGCTAATGAAAAACTACAAGAACTTGGCTACCTGGATCTTGGGTCGTACTTCTCGTTTAACGAAAAGGCAGCGGATAGTTTGGACTGGTTTTATCATCTTACTGGTGGTCATACCCATACCGATTTTTTCGCTATTAGGTCTACTGACTATTCTAAAGCAAACGAAGGAGAAGACTTTGAAGACGTATGGTAAGCTACAAGATAAAAAAATTCTTAATAGAAAGAAGACGAAGATTAAGACCGAGTGAGCGTATGGCTACAAGGGTTGGTTACATGGGTGCAGGGTTTTTAATTGCTGCACAATGGACACTAGAACCAGTGCTATACATACTCGGTTTTGTCTGCGTTATGATTCAAACAGGAACAAGAAAACAATGGAACTTAGTTGCTTTAAACCTTAATGGTTTAGTAGCTTGGATTAAACACTTAATAACTTTATAATATGTGGAGTAATAGATGGAAAAAAGGCATTGACTATCCCGACTGGGCTGAGTCAGATGTTTATAAAAAAACAATACAAGGTGGTTATTTATTACCTGGCGAAACACCTAAGGAAGCTTACCAAAGAGTTTCTAAGGCTGTAGCGCGAAGATTAGATAAGCCAGAAATGGCAGATAGATTTTTTGAGTACATATGGAATGGTTGGTTGTGTTTAGCTTCTCCAGTGTTATCTAATACAGGAACAGACAGAGGTTTACCAATTAGTTGTTTTGGTATAGATGTTGCTGATAGTATATTTGATATCGGTACTAAAAATTTAGAGATGATGTTATTAGCTAAACACGGAGGCGGTGTTGGTATTGGTATTAACCAGATCAGACCTGCTGGGGCTAAAATAACAGGTAACGGTACATCAGACGGTGTTGTACCTTTCTGTAAGATATATGACTCTACAATACTTGCAACAAACCAAGGATCAGTTAGAAGAGGTGCTGCATCAGTAAATTTAAATATTGAACATGCTGATTTTGAAGACTGGTTAGAGATTAGAGAACCTAAAGGAGACGTCAATAGACAATCACTTAATCTACATCAATGTGCAATTATTGGTGATAAGTTTATGAGAAAATTGACAGCTGGAGATAAAGTAGCTAGAAGAAAGTGGGGAAAATTACTACAGAAAAGAAAAGCAACAGGAGAACCTTATATAATGTTTAAAGGTAATGTTAATAAAAACAATCCTCCAGCTTACAAGGATAATGCGCTAAAAGTATTCATGACTAATATATGTAGCGAGATAGCATTACACACCGATGAGAATCATAGTTTTGTGTGTTGTCTTTCTAGTTTAAACCTAGCTAAGTATAACGAATGGAAAAACACTAATCTTATATATGATAGTATATGGTTTTTAGACGGTGTTATGGAAGAGTTTATACAAAGAGCTAAAGGTTTAAAAGGTTTTGAAAACTCCGTTAGATCAGCTGAAAAAGGTAGAGCTGTAGGTCTAGGCGTTTTAGGTTGGCACACTTACCTTCAACAAAAATCAATCCCATTTGAGGGACTATTATCACAATATGAAACAAGAAGAATATTCTCACAAATTAAAATTGAATCAGAAAGAGCTAGTATGGCTTTGGCTGAAGAGTTCGGTGAACCGCTTTGGTGTGTGGGTACAGGTTTTAGGAACACACATCTCAGAGCTATTGCTCCTACTGTTAGTAATAGTAAGTTATCTGGGAATATTAGTCCTGGAATTGAGCCTTGGGCTGCTAATGTTTTTACAGACCAGTCTGCTAAAGGTACGTTCATACGTAAGAACCCTACGTTAGAAAAAGTATTAGAAAATAACAATTTAAACAATAAGAAAATATGGGACCAAATACTCAAAGACGAGGGATCAATCCAAGGTATCAAAGCATTAGACAAAATTACATTGGGAGATCACGACATACCAATCAAAGAGGTTTTCAAAACCTTCAAGGAAATAAACCAACTAGATTTAGTTAATCAAGCTGGTATACGACAGCAGTATATAGATCAGGCTGTAAGTTTGAACTTAGCATTTCCTTCTGAAGCAGAACCTAAGTTTATAAATAAGGTTCATTTAGATGCTTGGAAAAAAGGCGTGAAGACTTTGTATTATATGCGTACCGAATCGGTACTAAGAGGAGATATCGCTGCGAGTGCAACTGATGAGGGTTGTATGAGTTGTGATGGATAATAATTAAAGGGAGCTTAACGGCTCCCTTTTTTTAACAATTCCAGTTTCTTCTAGCTATGTCGTTAGGACAATCACCGTTTTTGTCTGGGTCTTTACATTTCTTAATACCAGCAGATCTATCACAATAACTATCTCTACGTGATCCACCTTCTGGTTGTGGTGCTTTGAGATTACCACCTGTTTTATTGTTGTAAGCTTTTCTTTCAGCTGCTGTCATACCACCGGTATGAGGCTTGGTTCTTTTAACCGGAGAAGAACATCCTCTCTTTTTTATAGGAGAATTATAGAAAGCTTTTTGTCTTATTAGCCAATTCATTTTTTAACACAGTTGTTTACCATTTTAATATTACCACCTGCTGTTTTCTTGCCTGATGGTGATTTTTTCTTTCCTTCTGCTTTATAACCTGGCCAACAGCTAACTTTTAGCGGACCTGGCATAGCAACGTTTCTTAATTTATAACTCATATCATCATGTATTTAGTTTTACCGTCTTCACGATAAGCTTTTAAACATCTGTTTCTATTCACAGACTCACTTACATAACTTACGTGAACCCAGTCAGGATTATTATCTGTACCAAACTCCCATATCATTTGGTCAAAGTTTAAATTATTTTTAATGTACTTATACATATCAGCATTAGAAGCATAACCGTAAGAGTCATCGATATCCATAGCTTGTCCATTACAATGTTGTGATTTTGAACTTCCGCCAATAGCTTTGTTAAGTTTTGGTCCACGATAAAACGAATTGATCTTTATAGGACCATTTACGTGACTTCTAAGGGGTTCAAATATTTTTTCGCATATAAGCTCCATGTTAGCTATATGTTCATCACTAGGGGTGTTATCTAATCCAAGACGTTTCGCTGTTGTGCTATACACGCCTTCCTTCATGCTCACGTGTTTACTTAGCATTCTTCTTCTTTTTTCTACCTTTTCTAGCTTTACCTTTTACAGCACCACCAATATCACCAATCTGATTACCCACTTCTTTTACAGCTACTGCAACATCTTTAATCTCTTCTTTTACAGCTTTAGCTCGTTTTTTAGTTTCTTTAACTGTTGCTACAACTTTTTCGTCTATAGTTGTTTTGCTAAATACCCAGTTCCAAAATCTATTAATTATATTTCTCATATTTAATTTTTTTCTAACTCTATAGCCCTCATTACTTGTTCTTTAGTAACGACTAATTTAAAACTTATATCTGCTGACCACTGCATTATGGGTCTACCGTCTTTATATAATATGACTAACGGTACTGATTTTACTTTTTTCTTAAAACTAGGCGTCTGCTCTTCTAAATAAGCTATTTGATGTGGTATTCCACGTATTTTTTCAACTTTAGCTTTGTTTGCCCAGTTCCACTCAGAATTTACCTCTAACAGAACATAGTCTTGAGATTGTACATTGTTATAAACTAATAATAATAATAATAAAATTAGTGTTTTTTTCATGATTTATTTTTTTATAATTTGATAAAGTTTCTCATCTATCTTATCAAGTTTCTCGCTGTTCTCTTCTACTTTTTCCTGAGTATTCATTATAGTTTTTCTAATTAACTGATCTTTTAAATCGTATTCAGTTCTAGTAACAGGTGGTTCAGGTAGCTCTTTAGCTAACTGTATATCTGCCTGTATAGCGAACCACATTCCCACCACGGTGACAACGAAAGTTATTACTATTATTAGTGTTTTTAAATCTAATGTTAATTCAGTGTTTTCTGATATTTTGTTAGCCATTACCTGTTTTTTAATTTGTTTGATTGTGATTGTTATGTTTAGTATTACTTGATTATTTTCTTTTTTATTGTTTTCTTCTTTAAAGTTTTCTTTCTAATTACACCATCAGCTTTATCTTTAGCTTTTTCCACATCGTAATTCTCTATACCAACATCCCAAGTTGTCCAGCCTAATAACGTTGCTATTCTTTGCCAAGAAGAGTTTCTTTCATCTAAAGATGCTCTCACATTTCTAACCTTCTTTATAGCTCTATCTAAGGGTAGGTTTGTAACAGCAGATACTATGTTTCCAAAAGCATCATAAGTTGGATTATCAATATCAAATCCCATACCTTTAGGCCCAAACATTATTTTTTTATTAAACTTATATGTTTGTATTGCTGAGTATAGTTTTCTTAGTTTGGAGCCGATTGGTGGAGACAGGTTCACTGCTTCTATTACAGTATAAGTATGGTCTGCATTCCAACCTTTTTTCTCTTGCTCTATAAACTTCATTATCACATTTTTAATAGTAGAAACCGCAGCGCCGTATAAACCAGAACCTCTTAATATAGTGTCAGACATGCTATTAACTATTCTACTTTTCTTCTTGTCTAGCTTCAAATCCTCCTCTTCTTCTTCATCAGCAAACATCATGCCGAACAATGCGTTTTGTAAAGCAGCAAACACAAAGTTTTGTACAGCTCCATAGTATATAATTTTAGAAACGTTTGTTTTAAAATCACCCCTACCATTAACTAAGTCTCTCATAGCTTTTTTGGTTAACCTCATGTACTGCATTGGTGTGTTTTGGAAAGCTAATATAACTCTACCAAGTGGTCCAGCTTGTTGTTGTGATATTAAATCTGGTCTACTAGACTGCTGAGATTCTTCCGACACTTGAGCAAAGTCTTCAAAAGCTTTAGCCTCAGCTTCTTTCTTGCTTAAACCATTTTTTAAGTATGTGTTAACTCTATTCCTATACATAGATGCTCCACCAATAGCTATAGCAAAACTATCCGCTATTTGAGTAGGTGTAAAACCAAGTTTTAGTATATAAGCTAATACAGCACTTGCTTTGTTTTTAGCTCCCGAAGCAGCGTTAGCTATTTCTGCTTCATTAACATCTGTTTGTAAACCACTACGTCTTTGTTTTAACATGTCTGAATTAAATATCATAGCGAAGTCAGACCAAAACTGTTTTTGATTAGCAAAGGCTATAGCAGCTTTGATAGGGTTATTGTCTGACCAGTTAACAAAGTTTACAGCTGATAGTGTTTGTAATATAGCTGATCTCATATTCAAGAACATAATAGCTCCAACAGAGTTGTTTACCCAATTCATCCAACGGTTAACAATTCTATTTTTACCAAACGATCTATTAGTACCGTTTTTCATACGGTATATCATATCCTCTAAGGCTTCTCTAAAGTTACTACCATATATAGCCTCTATTTTATTTAAATTCTTTTTAGAAAATACAACATCTACATTTTCTGAAAACTCTTTTAGAAACTTTTTTCTACCTATTTTTTCAGAAATATCGTTTAAATCGGAAGCTATAGTTCCAGCTAACCAACTATCTGAGGGTGATATATAACCATCTTCTAGTTTAGTTATTCTACTTAAAGTATCTGCAAAAGCAACCATTTCTTTATTGCTGGAGACTATTTTAACTAACTCAACTTGGTCTTGTTTTGATAAACCAGGTATTGGCATACCAAATTTACTCCACAAATAAACTCTTATAGCTTGCCCGTAAGTAAAATCCTTGTACTCTGTTTTCTTTCCAAGTAATTTTCTAACTTGTGGAAACGCTTTTCTCAAACCTAACCAGTCATTTGATATGCTTTGTTTAGCTACGTTTAAAGCAGCCATACCTCTAGCAAAAGGCTTTATTAAGTGCTTTTGGAAAAACTCCATTTGAGCTTCTCCTTTCTTACCTTTTGATAAAAAGTCGTACAATAAACCTATAAAATCCTCAGCTGACGGTGGTAAAAAATACTTCCATTTCGATCTTTTGCTTTGTCCTATTCTTTGTGCCGCTGCCTGAGAATACTCTTTAAAAGCCTCAACACCTTCAGATTCTTCTATTATATTGTTAAACTCAGAATCTAGATCTTCTATAGAGAATTTAGCTTGCTGAACATCAGACTTAACATCAACAGTATCTAACACCTCTTGAACAGCTTTAACATTCTTATAAGCGTCGTCAGCAAAGTAAAAGTTATTATAACCCTCTGCTGCTTTGTTTAAAATCCAATCAGCTTTAGCTTTAGCCGTACCATCCGCTAAACCAGTTATATTGTTAAGAGGAATATTTAAACCTATACCTTTTAAAAACTTATGTATAGCATTTGCAGCCTCTGCTGGTCTAGCTGTTAAAACAAATATGTTTTTGTTACCGAACTTACCTTGTCTTTTAGTGGCTAGATCAAACAGTGGACCTTTTCTACCATCTATAACCTTATTAAACTCACTAAAGTCATAAGAAGCTCCTTTCTCTGTTAATTCAGCATCTCTTTTAGCAAACTCTGTAGCGTTTATCTTCATGACCTTACCGTTAGGCATGGTGACTATTATCTGGCTGTTAGTAACAGCTAGTGTGTCGTCAAAATCAAAAACACTTATACCTTTGTCAGGTTGGTTCATAGACCTTGCGTTGTCCATAGCTTTATCAGCTATACTAAGTTTTGTTACTTCTAGTGTTTTTTCTGCTACCTTGTCTCTAAATTCATTTGTTTTTTGAGATTCATTAGAGTATGCGTCAATATTGGTTCCACCAACAACATATATATCAGTTTTCTTGTTTTTAGGTAAAGCTTTTAGTCTACCTTTTTTAGACTGGTTTGTTTTACCTGCTAAATCTACTATATCCAAGTTATAATTTATGTCTAACCACTGTATGTGTTCAGCTAAGATGTCAGATACTTGGTTTATAGTTTCTGCTTTAGTTAGATTTTTAACATCCACCGAGGCAAGCTTTAACATTGTGTTTGAATTAGGAGATAAGTGTTCTCCTTTTTCCGATAACTTCTTTATAGCAGCATCTTCTATTTGTTGTAACGTAGCGTCTGGATTGCTATTTTTTGTTATTTTAAAAACTAAACTCCAACCAGGAGTTTGTTTCCAAGAATTAACATAAGCATCTCTAGCTTCTTTTTCGGTTTTATACTTACCATTTTTAGTAACGTTGGGTTTACTGTCCATACCAAACTGAACTCCATCTTCAAACCTAATCAAATCAAGTCTTGTTAAAGCTCTAAGTCCATTAACAGCATTAGTTTGAAGCTGAAAGAAATGAAGCATAGATGATTCAGATATTTTACCAGAACTGTACATATCTAAAACAGTACTTACAATGTGCTCAGCTAAAAGTAGGTTAGCTATGTTTGCTTTTTCTAACCTAGGTAGTATTGTCTCTTCAAAAAGTTTTATTTTCTCGTCTCTTTTGATATCCATTTTTTGAATATCTTTTATTTCTTGCATTATACCAGAGCCTGAATTCATAGGGGCAACATCTTCCATTACCAAAGCCTCTGGCAAAGTTGATTCTGTTTTAATACTTGTAGCTTTTAAAAAATCTTTATAAAAAGCACCCTCACTTCCATCATTCTTTTTCTTTGCTGGATCTAAAACTCTATTTATATAACCCAAACCTTCAATGAATCTAGGAATATTAATAACAGCAGCACCTAGTACAGAAGCTAGTTTAAGCATGTCTTTTGAAAAAGCTTTTAAATCTTTTATAGAGCTAGTTTTTGCTTTTAAAGCGGACGTGTATTCAAACCTGCCTTGCTTTTTTATACCAGCTACAAAACCGTGGGCTTTAGCGTCGTTTATTAAACCAATGTCATATAGATATCTAACTACTTTAGGAACTTTAACTCCGTACTTAGAGATATCTTGCATGTTACCATCTTCGTCTATTAAACTATCAAGATCCTTTTTTTGCACTTCTCTAACAAGCTTTGAGACCTCACTCATCTCTTGTTTAGTCAGGTCGAAGTCAACGTCATTCTCACTTAAAGCAAACTTAGTGTTGGGGTCTCTGTTTATTTGTTTAGCTGTTTCCTCTACGTAATTATCAGCTTGCTCTCTTTCTAGTATCTCGTCAATAGCCTTTCTTCTTTCTTGAACATCTGGGTCTTTAACTACATCCATAGTAGCATCAAAAGCTAATTCTTCAGCTAAAGCCTCTGCTAAAGCATCTTTTCTAGTACCTTTAGTTGACGCTCCAACTTTGCTACCTATAAAATAAGATAACCACTCTGCTTTTGCTATCTTTCTTTTAGCAAAAATAGCGTTACCTTGTGGAGTTTTTTCTCTTAGCTGTTTACCATCTTTATCAAGCACTGGCTCTGCAAACTGTCTAAATCTTTTGTTTATAATCTCTTGTGATAATTTAGCGTATATAGCTTCAAAATTATCTCTTAAAAACTGTTCTTTAATAGCTCTAGTACCTATAAGGTTTGCCATAGCTGTTTTCAACTCTACTCTAAAAGCTTTTTGCAGAGCTTTTTTAAACTCTTTGCTAGTTACAGCAGGTAGTCTAGTTCCAAACGTTTTTACAACAGCTCTTTTTATCTTGTTATAAAGATCGCTACCTTCTTCTATGTTTAGCTGTTTTCGTAATGATGGTTGTTCTACAGTCTCTTCAACAACCGTCTCCTCAGCCACAACACCTTTTGCTTCAGACACATCAGACGTAAACTCTTTTTCGAACATGCTATCAGCTATCTCTATAGCTCTAGATGCTAGGTATTTATTTATGTAAGCAGCTAACGGCACGCCACTATCAGGATTGTACTTCATAACAAGGCCGTAAACACCTCTATTATCTATAAGCAACTGCTCTATAAAATCGTCTTTATAAGTTGTATAACCAGGCACGTCTCTATATTTACCAGCTATTTTGTTGACCATACCTCTATATGCTTCTGTTATCTCAAAAGCCGCGTCTTTACCGCTCTTATTATATAGGTCTTGAACTTCGTTACTTTTTTCAAAAGCTCTAGATTCTTTTTTAACAGTTTCACTAACCTCTGTTTTAGCTTTTATAAGCTTGCCTTTAACTTTACCAGCAGCTACAGTGCTTATTCCTTTTCCAAGTTTACCTTTGGCTATACCAGTATTGTAGTCTTTTATAAAATTATAAACATCTCTACCATTGTTGAACTTAACAGCCACGCCTGTTGACTGCAATATTTTTCTTATTACATCACCAATCTTTGTGAATATATTTTCATTAAACTTTATATCTCCAGTTGCTAAAGCATCAGAAAACAAAGTAAGGATCTCTTCTGCAGCATCTCCTTCTTTGTACTTACCCTCTTTATATAGTTTTTGATACTGCTCAATTCTTTTCTTGAATCTACTATTTTGAATTTGCTTAGCGTCTATATTGTTTAAGTAACCCATTAGTGACTTACCTAAAGCTTTTTGTGTGTCAGGGCTAAATTTAACAGCTTCAAATAAAACAGCATGAAGAAACTCATGTGCAGCTATATTTACGTTGCCTTGTTTAGCAGCGACATCTTTGTTTATAAATATTATTTGTTTACCAGTGGCTGGGTCTTGAATAGCAAAACCTTGTTGCTTAGCTTCAGTTCTTAATTCTTTTAAGCTTTTTTTATTAGGATTATCATCATCAAGCTTATCATTCATCTCCTTGAGTCTCTTTAATATTGACTCAGTGTCGTTCTCAACTTGAAAACTAACATCATCTCCAAACATGTTTGTTGCTTCTTTAGCCAGCATTTCCATTTGCTCGTCAATCTTTTCAGCATTTTCTTTTTCAATGTAAGGATTTACAATTTCGTTTTTCTTTGATAAAGAGTCTTGGTACTTAGCTTTTAATTTATCTAATTCAACTTTCTTTTCTTCTTTCGATAATGAATCATCGTTTTTAATATCTTCAGCTTGGTTGACTAAGTTGTGTCTTACTCTAGCTTCTTCTACAAGAGCTTCTTTTTCTTCAGGAAGCATCTCGTCTATTCTTTTTATATCTCTAGCTAGTAACTCGTTGTTTTCTTTAACCAAGTTTGTTAGCTCTTCTTCGTAGTGACTTCTGTTTTTGCCATCTAAAGGTTTTGATAAAAGCTCATTAATTTCTTTTATCCTTTGAGCATTTTTACCTATTGTAGCTTTTGTAGCACCATGCTGAAAACCTGTTAAAATATTTATACCTAAGCCAGGTGTTTTATATACAACTCCCGACATCCAAACACCACTAACAAAAGACTCTTTTAAACCTTCAGACCAGTGAACATCTTTACCTAAAACATACTTATCAGCTATGTTTTCTGAAAATTGAGAAACCATTTCAGTAAAACCTTCTTCAATAGGATCGTATACTAACTGACCTAAACCCTTTTGTGTAGTTAAATTTCTAGTTAACCAAGCTTTAAAACCTGTTTGTATTTTGTCTTGTACACCTAAAGCGTTTTTATACTTACTTAGTTGACCTAGCGATATTTTTTCACTAAGAGCCTCTGCTAAACCCGTAACGGTTGCTACCGTGTACATTTGTAAAGGTGAGTATTTAGCACCGTAAAGATCTATTTCTTTTTGCATAGACCTAAACTTCCCACCTGCTGACGTTACACCTAGTATTGGTAAAGCGTAAGGTCCTGTTGTTAACATTATAGCGGTGTTAGGTAACTGGCTGGCTGTTGTAAAAGAAGCCCATTCTCCAAAATCTTCCCAAGATTGTATATCGCTAAGCTCTTGCGGTTTTTCTAAACCATTTCTAACTTGATCTAGAAAACCATCAGCTTTACCGATAACATTCTTTCTCATTTCATCTTTGTACTCAGCGTATCGTACTACTGGTTTTAAGAAATCCGGAAGCCCATCATCTAAACTAGAGTCTATAGCTTGTATTAACCTAGCTGGGTCTGTAAATTTTCTAATATATCTGTACTCAGCTTCCTCAAGATTTAAACCTATTTCAGAAAGAGCTATAGCTGTTTGCCCAACAACATTTGTTCCCCATTGATAATTTCTATCTACAATATCTAGATATTTAGTAAGCTCTTCGTTACTATCTCCAATATCTTCTTGTTGGCTCTGTATGTTTAATATACTACCGATATGCTTCTCACCTTCTTTCGCGAGTAAATCGTAAGCTTCTTTACCTTTGTTAAACTCCTCTTGAGTGGTGTAATCTTGATTTCTTATAGCCTCCAACCTAGCAGCAATGTCTTCTAGCGACTTGGTATGGTATTTAAACCTAATTATATTGTTTTCAGTTTTTTTATTAAGACCAGATGTTATCTCTTCAAGTTCATCCGCTTTAGCGTTTTGATTAGATCCTTTCATAAACCAGGTCCAATCTAAGTCTTCAACAGATTCTTCTACATTTCTTTCCCAGCTAGAGTTTCTAAGATCTTCTCTATATAAATCTGTAGCTACTTCATTTGCGTTAGCAAGGTCGTCTTGAGACAACTCCTCTACTTTAACATCCTTTTCTTTTGCTATCTTTTTTTTGGCCTCAGGTATGTATTTTTCTTGAGCATCTAAATAGCTTTGCTCTTCGTTACTAATAATTGAGTTTTCTTCTTCGTCATCAAAATACTCTACAGCGTTTATAACTTTATCAACAACCCATTTACCAGCTCCGCTATCCCAAAACCAACTAGTGGGTGAACCAGGGGTGCTTGTTAAAGCTGTCTGAACAGTTTTAGATGCAAGCTTTTGAGAAATCTTTCCATCTTGAACTTTATAGTTAACCATCTCGCTAGCTTTCCTATCATTGTTTTCAGTTTGAAGATCTGTTTCGTCGTGAGAGTTTGATTCTGTGACTAGTTCGTCTATTCTACGAGAAGTTTCTGAAGACAACTCCTCAGAGCTATAAGGAACAGCTTGAGGATATTTTTGTAGAAATAAATCTTGTTTAGCGGGGTTTATACTGTGTACTTTGCCGTCAACAATGAACTTTAGTTTATCCATTAAGTTTAATTTTATTGAAATTCGGGTTCTTCTACAACGTCTTCTTCTGGACTAGCACCAGGCCAATAGGCATTGTCTATACCAGCGTATCTGTATATATCAAATATTGAGTTTGGATCTTTAGGGTCTAAAGTTGCTTCAACCTGATATTTGTCACCAGCACTTTTCAAGATGTGTATTTGACCTTCGTCTGCTTGAATTTTGTACGATGCTGGCATATACCTGTTTAACATTGTAAAATCAGTTTCTGCCGTTACATCTGCACTCCAGTGCGCGTTTAAAGACTTCATTTTACTTTCAGCTTTTTTATGAGCAACTGTTTTCTTTGAACCACTTCCACCACCTCCTGTGCTATTTTGTTTTGCAGCTGCACCATTTTGTGCTTGAGTGTTCATTACATTCATAAAGTGATCTACTATTTTCTTTTCAACAGCATCTCTCTGCATAGGGTCATTTAATTCTTCATCAGTAATACCAGGTATACCGCCACGATTAAAGAAATCATCACGAGCTAAAGATTTTAAAGTAGCAATACCACCTTTTTCTATCATGTTGTATAAGTTGTTTTCATACATCATTCTAGTAGCAGAGTTTAAAGGTATACCAGCTTTATATATTTGATTAGACATTTTCATAATAGCATCACCACTAGCGTAGTCTTTATTAAAGTAATCAGGTAAGTCACCAAAATTAGTAACACCTTCTTCTGTTAAAAAACCTATATTACCATCCTCACCAATCTCTATATCTAATTCGTCTGTGTACACGCTTGTAAGTAGACTCATCTCGCTAGTGTTGTTACCTTTGCTATACAAGCCTTCTAACATACTTTCAGCAACTTCCTTTTTATTAGCGCCGAACATGTCGAATTGATTCTTTAAGTTTTTAAAACTATTTTTTACAGAATTCATTTTAGATACAGCAGCAATATACTCATCACTACCTGACTCGTACTCACCAATATTCATAGCTTCATCAGCGTAAGCTTGTTTGCCAGCTGTTAAGAAAGAAGATATTTTATCTCTATATTTACCAGGTATTTGTGAAACGTCAAAATCAGCAGGTAGACTATTCATGTAGCTATCTATCTTAGCTTCATTGTTTCTGCGCTCCATTTTTGCTTCGTACTCCGCATTAGCTATAGCGTTTGGATCACGACCTTGCATTAAACCTTGATTAAAAGCTTTACCGTGATCTTGAAACTGTTTATTAACTAACGCTGCGCCTTTTACTAATTGTGAATTCATATTTTATTATTTTAACCTTTACTAGCTATACCACCTATTACGTCTTCAGCAACACCTGCAGCTCCACCTATACCACTCATTATACTAGCTGTGGCTTGATCTCTAGCTGCGTTTGCGGCACCTAGCCTCTGTTGTGACATACCTAACATAGTTTCTGTTTTATCTTTTTCAGCAGCTCTAGCATTCTCAGCACCTTGTAATTCAGCTCTTTGATTAGAACCAGCTTGTCTAGCTGCAGCCATTTGATTTCTTGATTCTTGAGCAGCAATATCAGCAGAGGCAGCTTGTGTATTTGATGTGGCTTGTTGAGCCATAGCTTGAGCAAGTCCAGCGATACCAGATCCACCAGCAGCTTGGTTCATGCCACCCATTACGTTTGCTAAATTCTGTTCGTTCTTTTGATTAGCCATGTTGGAAGCTTGTTGATTGATTGTTAAGTCTTCCATAGTGTTTTCCATGTTAGCATACAGGTTAGACGTGTCTAAACCTTCGTAACGTTGTTTGTTCTTGTCAAACTCTTTTTGAGCTGCTGCTTGCTCTCTTTTTCTTTTACCGCTACCGATAATACCGGAAGCTATTGACGTTGCGGCTCCAACCGCTGCTCCTATTGGGATCATATTCTTTTATTTATTATTATAATTACACTTTTTTATGTTTATTTACTACTTTCTGAAAATTCAGAACCAATAGAGAACAGCTCCGCTCTATCCCTAGAATTATTCTTAATAGTTAAATCAGCATAGTAACCAACTAAACTACTCATGTTTGCTGAATTGTCTTTACTGAAAAATATAAAGTCCCAAGGACCAGGTCTATCAGTGTTGTCGTCTATATCACATGTTAAGACATATCTACTTGCTATGTTAGTTACCTTACCTATTTCGACTTTCGTACCACCAGTTAAAAAACCTCCGACAGTGCTTTGAGGGGTATAGTATACTGTGTCACCAATTTGAAGTGATTCGTTTAATTGAGCTGTAAATGTTAAAGTTATTTGTCCCATATTTTATTGTGATACGTTTGTATATTCTATACCCCACTCAAATGTGTAGCCACCACCACTTATCATTCCGTTACCACTATTGTGTGAGCTTGGTATGCTAACAGACAAACTATTTATATTTATAGTACCTGTTTGGTTACTTTGACTAAATGATGAAGTACTTGTGTTAATAGTTGCCACGTTTGTGTTTAGTTGAGTACCACCGTACTTAAGCTTCCATCTTATAACTATGTCTCCAAAATGGTCTACATAACTAGGGAAACCAGTATGTGTGCTATCTAAATCCCAGCTTGTGAATATAGCGTTAAAACTATTAGCACCAGCCGAAGCATTTGTGTACGCAGCAACACCCGTGAAAGCAGTACCACCTATTGGTGTTGGTGGTGTTGAATCTTCTTTATTGTCCCAAGTCCAAAGAGAGTTAAATGTTATACCTGTTGATCCTCCACCAGCTATAATCACACCTACACTTCTAGTTATACTATCCTCATAACCATCATTAACTTTATACGTAAAAGCATCTGCCCCTGTGTGTAAAGCTGATGTTGGAGTGTATACCGCTGCTCCTGTAGAAGCGTTGACCGTAGCTGCTCCTTTTGAACCTTGACTAACTATTGAATATGTTAGTGGATCATTATTGTGATCTGTACCTGTCAACGTTATATTTGTAGCGGTGTTGTTAGCTACGTTTACATTAGACTGAGCATAGGCTAACGGAGGCGTGTTAATTATATTATCTAGGTCGAGTGTCATTGTTTTATTTGTGGTTCCAAAATCAACATCACCCTTAACTCTTATAGACACTGTAGATGTACCACTCCCTGTAGCGTTTAAACTTGCAGATAAATCATAACCGCTGTTACTAGTAGTTACTGAATTAGTAAAGTCGCTAAGGCTTTGGTTTGTGTTATCATACCTAGGTTGTCTTCTTACAAAAACATTCCCACCAGCTGTTTTAGTAACATCAAACTGCCAATCAAAGCTTGTTACAGTTTCTTTAAGATCTTTAGTCTTATACTCAGGCATTGCCACTACAGCTACAGAACTAGGTGTTGTATATGAAAAGCCAGTTGTCGATGTTCTGTCTAGTATTAAAGTTATAGCTGCTCTTTGATGAATCGTAAAGTTAGGATTTGTATTTGGTATCTCGTCATAACTTATAGTTGTTGCTGGGTTTGATGATGCCGCGGCGATATTTAAGTTATAAGTTATATTAGTATAAGCACTACCCACATACGAAGATCCAAAAAGAAAGTTATGTGATTGATAACCTACAGATGGTATAACTTGATTAGTATAATTAGTTGGTTGAACAGCTATATGTGTTTGAGAAGATCCTATAGTTAAAGTATATGCAGCCCCTGGAACACCGTAAACTGCTACAACTTTATTACCACCTCTTTGAGGTA